GCGATGGCGAATGCCAAGCAGGTCAAGGCCGCCAACGTCTACAACAACGGCTTCTCCACTAGCTCGCTCTACGCTGGCGGCGACGGCAAGCCGCTGTTTGCGACTGACCACCCGACCCTCGCGGCCGGCACCCAGTCCAACCGCGTTAGCTCGGACCTGTCCGAGACCGCCCTTGAGTCCGCGCTGATCACGATCTCGCTGACCAAGGACGACCGTGGCCTGCTGATCGGCGCCCGCGCCGTGAGCCTGCACATTCCTCCGCAGCTTCAGTTCGTTGCCCACCGCATTCTGTTCTCGGATCTCCGGGTCGGCACTGCGGACAACGACACGAACGCCATGAAGGACATGGGCCTGTTCTCGAAGGGCTACACCGTCAACCATCGGTTCACGGACCCGAACGCTTGGTTTATCCGCACGGACGTTCCGAACGGCACCAAGATGTTCATCCGCGCGCCGCTGGCCACGAAGGACGATGTGGACTTCCTGACCGGCAACATGCGCTACAAGGCCCGCGAGCGTTACAGCTTCGGCTGGTCTGACTGGCGTCAGTGGTTTGGTTCGTCTGGTTCGACCTAATGGATTGGGGGCTTCGGCCCCCTTTCCTCCATCGCAAAGGAGAATCAGATGACTACGTTTAGCTATCCTGTCAACATCCGTGGCCACGAACCGCTTGGTCCCGACGTCGTCAGCATGCGAGAAGGCCGCGTTTCTGGCCGCTGGTCCATTACTGTCGGCACCGCCCAGACCGGTACGGCTGCGGGCGTGACTACCATCCCGCTGTTTGTGGCGCCCGAGGGTTCTCGCGTTTATGAGGCTACCCTCGACATCACGACCGGCTACGACAACACGACGACCAACTTCAACATTGGTACGGCGGCTGCCCCTACTCGCATCAAGGCGGCCACCAGCGTCAATACTGCCCGGCGCCAGAACTACGCGCCGACTGCCGCCCAGATCTCGGTAAACGCCATCCCCTTCGCGGTGGATACCACGATCCAGGCGGTTGTGTCTATTGATACGTCTGCGGTGACTACCGGTTCGGTCATCGTTCACGTTCAGATTATCTAACAGGGTTTGGCAGGGCTTGCTTCGGCGGGTCCTGCCTTTCCTACATAGGAGCCCCGGATGCCCGCCATTAAGGCTATTCGCCTCGTCCCTTTCCAAGTGTCGACTTCGGCGGCCACCACCAGCCCCGCCATCGATCTCGATTACCGTTTCGACGGCACGCCAGTCCGCACCTTCTTCGTCCAGAAGAGCGCCGCTGCCGGCCCGACCATCTTCCTCGAAGCCGCACCAACCACTGCCGGCCCATGGATCGCCTTCGCTGAAGTGTCCGCTAACGCGGCCAGCACGGTCGTCCCCTTCAGCCTTGACGTTCCCTTTGTTCGCTCCTCCTACGCTGGCGGTGGCCCGCTTGTCACCATCTACGGGGTGGTGTAACGGAAAGTAACGACCGTGGCAACCAGCGGCACATCCAACTTCGACCCCACGTTCGATGATCTTTTGCAGGATGCTGCCGCGATGGTTGGCGGCGGGCCCGTCCTTGCTGACGAACTAATCAGCGCGCGGCGCGGCCTCGACTACATGCTGACGGACCTCCAGAACAGGAACGTCCTTCTCCACAAGATCGAAACCACCATCGTCCCCGTCTCGGCGTCGGTCTCCTCGCTGACCTTCGACCAGACCATCTCGGACGTCCTCGTCGCCAGCATCCGCACTTCCACCACCGACATCCTCATTGACCGCGACGGCTATGAGCGTTGGGCGGAAGTCCCTACCAAGTCCCAGTCTGGCCGCCCGACCCGCTATTGGTGGGATCGCCGTCGCACTACCAACGTCATGAACTTCTGGCCAGTCCCCGACCAAACCTACACGGTCGTCCTCACCATCCAGAAGAACGCCGAAAACACGTTGCGTGCCTTCGACAACGTGGACGTCCCCCGGCGCTTCATGCCTGCCCTCGTCTACGGCCTCGCCTACTGGATCGGCCTCCGTCGCGGCAACACCGTTTCGACCGACCGCCTCAACTTCATTCGCGCCGAATACGAGCGTGCCCTCAAGGGCGCCATGCGTGAAGACCGTGAGCGCGGCAAAATCCTGATCAGGATCGGCCGCTAATGCCATACACCTACACCACCCTGACCAACGACGTCATCGCCAACATGGAGGAAGACTCGGCTGAGTTCGTCTCGGCCCTGCCCTCCATCATCGAGCGCGCCCAGTCCCACTTGCAGCGCCGTCTCGATCCGGTCAACATCATCACCTTCACCGAAGTCTCGGTCAGCGCCTCGACGCGCACCCTGACCCTACCCTCCGACCTCCTCGTCCTCAAGTCCATCCAGGTGTGTGCGACGGGCGGCTGGAACAACCTGCTCGAACAGAACAACGAGTACCTGACCGCGTACTGGCCGGACTACACGTCCTGCGCCCCCACCAAGTACTATGCGCCCAAGGACAACGCCACCATCTATCTGGCGCCTACGCCGCCGTCCAACACCACGGCCCTCATCGAATACATCCCGCGCGTCACTGTCCTTAGCTCGGCGCATCCAACCAACTACTTCGCCACCTACACCGACACGGCCCTCTTCGCGGCGACCATGCTGTACGCCAATGCGTGGACCAAGAACGCGGGCGCCGTCACGGTGTGGAAGACTATTCTCGACGAAGAACTCGCCGTCCTCAACATCGAGTCGACGCGGGCTCGCCGTTCCGACACCTCCAACCGCTTCAACGGATCGCCAGAGAACACCATCGCGGGGACGCCGTAATGTCGGTCCTCGACATGTGGTCGGTCTGCGACCGCTGTGGTTTCGACTACAAGCGCCGCGACCTCCGCAAGGAAACTACCAACTTCGTCGTCTGCTACGCCTGCTTCGATGGTCGCTTCGACAAGAAGAGCCACCCCCAAAACTATTCGGCCAAGCCCCGCCGCGAACTCCAACAAGTTCCTGATGCGCGGCCTGACCAGACTAACTATGGTTCCTAGCCATGAGGATGAACGTCTGGTCCCTCTGTGACCGCTGCGGCCAGAAGTACTTTCGTCGGCAGCTACACAAGGAATCTACTAAGCTCGTCGTCTGCACTGCCTGCTACGACGGCGCCTACGATCTTAAGAAGCATCCGCAGAACCGGCCACCCCGGCCGCGCTTCGAATCTAAGAAGGTGCCTGACGGCCGCCCGCTTCAGAACCTCGACAACTTTCTTGCTCAAGAAAACGACGCCTATCTCCTCACCGAAGATGGCGCAAACATCCTGGTCACTACGGTGGTCTGGAATCCCTCTATGAGCAGTCCAGCATAAGGACACTCACATGGACGTCAAGCTTGTTTTCGATTTCGTTGCAACCTTCCTGTGGCCACTTCTGCTGGCTTACGGCGCCTATCTGCATCGGGAGATTTCGGCCGTGCAAAAGAAAGCCGAACACATTCAGGAGCTTCATCACAACCACGTCGCCCAAGTCAACAAAGACTTCGCCACGCGAGAGGTTGTCTCCGATCTTGAAAACAAGCTGACAACTGTGCTAAATAGAATTGACGACAAAGTAACCCGCATCCTTGAGGAGCGCAAGTAATGCCCTCGACTTATGATCCGCTGCTTCGCCTCGAACTACAGGCGACCGGCGAGAACGCCACCACTTGGGGCGTCAAGACCAACACCAACCTCGAACTGCTGGCAGAGTCCATTGCGGGCGCGGTCACTCTCAACGTCGCGGGTTCCGGCGATTACACCCTTTCGACCTCCAACGGCGCCGAAGATCAGGCTCGCCAAGCCATCCTCATCCTCACGGGCACGCTGACCGGCGACCGCAACATCATCGTCCCGTCTTCGCCCAAGAACTACACCGTCATCAACCAGACGTCTGGCTCCTTCACCGTCACGCTCAAGCAGTCCGGCGGCAGCGGCGTTGTCATCCCGACGACCGGCCCGACCATCTCGGTCTGCACCAGCACGACCTGCGTCGACTCCATCGGCGCCACGCCCTACACCAAAACCTTCCTCGCCGCTACCAGCGCGACCGCCGCCCAAGCAGTTCTTGGTGCTATCATCCCGCCCGGCGCCATGATGGAATACGGCGGCGCCTCTGCTCCGTCCGGCTGGCTTCTCTGCGACGGCGCTGCTGTCAGCCGCACCACCTACGCCGCCCTCTTCGCCATCATCGGCACTGCCTACGGCGTGGGCGACAACTCTACGACCTTCAACCTGCCTGATCGCCGTGACCGTTTCGGTATTGGCGCCAGCGGCACCGTTGCGCGCGGTTCGACGGGCGGCTCGACCACCTCTGGCGGTACAGCCCTTACCACCGCCCAGCTTCCCAGCCACACCCACACCGGCACCACCGGTTCCAGTGGCGAACACCGCCACACCCTCGCCGGTTCTGACGGCGTCACCCCGCTGCGTGGTGGCTCGGGTAACATCGCTGCGTGGAACAACGTGCCAATCGGCGCCATTGCCGCCACGCCCGACCCGCTCCTCAGTACGCTGAATGGCGCGCACACCCATACCTTTACCACCAATGCTACCGGCGAAGGGGCGGTTCACACCCACTCCGTCACGCCGCCCTACGTCGCGTCCAACTACATCATCAAGACCTAATACATGTCGGTCACGCTCCAAGACCAGCAGCTTCGAGAACTGGAGTTCAAAGTCGGCGTCGTCAAGGAGAAGACCCAGCTTGACGCGGGCGGCTTCTGGACTGACGCCGACAAGGTGCGCTTCCGCTATGGTCGCCCCGAACTCATGGGTGGCTGGCAGCGTGCCATTGACCCTTCGCAGGACCCCAAAATCTTTGGCGTCCCCCGCTACCTTACGTCTGTCCGCAACCGCCTTAGCCAAGCTGCCGCCTTCATCGCCACCAACAACGGCCTGTTCTCCAGCGAGCTTTCGACCTTCTACGAAATCACGCCGGTCGTAACTTCCGTCTCCTCGACCAACGTCTTTTCGACCAGCGCCGGCTCGACCGAAGTTCTTGTCTCCGTCTCGACGCACGGTCTGACCGATCAGTCCCTCGTCGGCATCGTCTCGGCTGCGACGACCATTGGCGGCAACATCATCATCAACGCTGACACCTCGACCGAAGTCCTCTTCGAGGTCAGCGTCGTCGACAACAACAGCTTCCGAATTAACGTGGGCACCACGGCCGCCGCAACTTCCGCCAATACCGGTGGGCAGGCCAGCATCCGCCTCCGCTACAAGTCCGGCAACATCTCGACCATTCCGCGCTCGGGCTGGGGCACGGGCCCGTGGAGCGGCAACTTCGGTTGGGGCACAGCCCTCGGCACCGTCTCCGATCCCATCCGCCTCTGGTCCGCAGACCTGTGGGGTACCGACATTTTTGCCGTGCCCTCCAACGGCCCTCTCATGTATTGGAATACGGGCGGCGGCATCACTACTCGCGTCACTATCGTCACGGCCGCACCCTCCGTCAACCAGATCGTGCGTGTTGCTTCCGAAGCTCGGCACGTCCTCGTCTATGGCACCCACGACATTTCGGGCACTTACAGCCCGCTGCTCGTTCGCTGGTGCAGCCAAGAAGACTTCACCGACTGGACGCCCTCCGCAACCAACACCGCAGGCGACTACCCGCTGCCCAGCCGTGGCTCCGAAATCCGCTCGGTCGTTCGATGGAGCGACAAGACCGCTATCCTCACCGACAACGATATGTACATCCAATCGTACATCGGTGGCAACGACGTCTTCGGCTTCACCGCCGTCGGCGAACAGTGCGGCGTCATTGCCCGGAACGCAGCCATCGAATACAGCGGCACCCTGTACTGGATGTCACCCAGCGGCCAGTTCTTTCAGTACGACGGTCGCCTGCGCCCCATCGAATGCACGGTGCTGCGCTTCGTCTACGACAACATCGACCCACTTTACGAAGACAAAATCTACGCCGCAACCAACGCGACCTTCGACGAAGTCATGTGGTTCTACCCGTCGAAGGATTCGCCCAATGGCGAGAACGACCGCTACGTCATTTACAACACGCGCGAGAAGCACTGGACCATTGGCACCATGCCGCGCACGGTCTGGGAGGACAGCAACACCTTCCTCTACCCGCTCGCTATTGACGACAACCCCGCCAACCTGTACTATCAGGAAGCTGGTTATGCTGCCGATACCTCTGCCTTGGCGGCCAATCTTGAGGGCGCGTACTTCGACCAAGAAGGCGGCAACTCCATCCTCTTCGTCAACAAGTTCGTGCCCGACTTCTCCAACCTGTCGGACAACACGCCCTACACCGGGACCCTCAACATCTCCCTCCAAGCCCGCAAATATCCGGGCGGCCCGGTCATCACCAAGGGCCCCTTCGCCGTGACCGGCAACACCCAAAAAATCTCGACCCGTCTGCGGGGCCGGGAACTGGCCATCCAAATCCAGTCCTCCACGTCCTCCAACGTGCCGTGGCGCATGGGTCAGTTCCGCATGGCAATCGAGCCTGACGGCCTGCGATGACCCGCCGCATCTCTTCCCGGTCCTTCCCTTCGGCCCCCGCCGAGTGGGATGCTTCCTCCCGCGAAGTCTGGAACCAACTCATCAAGGTCCTCGAACAAAGCGACCTGTTCGACCCGGGCCGCCGTACCCGCCCCCAGTTCATCGTGCAAGGCACCGTCTCCGCGCCCCTGACCGTCGACATGCTGAACCCTTCGGTCACCGTCCTCACGAACGTCGTTGGCAAGCTCCTTCTGGCCCTGCAAGCCAGCAACTTCGTCGACGTTCGTTAGGTTTACTTTCCTCGGCACTCATGCTATAATACCTGCTAGAAGGCCGACCCATGTCCGATTCCCTGACCGCCTCTTTTTATCCCGCCTACCAAGGTTTCAATCCCTCGATTGAAGCCCTCGACCGCATGGAGCTTGGTATGCTGGATGACTCTGAGGTATTACAGCCGCAAGGCGCTTTTTCTGATATGGATGTGGTAGCCTTTGCAGAAGGCGGGGAAGTGTCTGAACCGGAACGCCGCCCCGGTCTGCGTGAGCGTTTTAGCCGGGCGCTCTATGAAAACTTTGTGCTGCCCAACGAACGGGGCATGGCCGCAGACCAAAGGGCCAAGGCCGAAGGTATTCCCGGTGGAGCAGGCGGTCCCCGCGATGCAATCCGCCACATGATCGGTTCATCCTATACAGGCCCCGTAGGCGTCTTTGCCACCGAGTTTCTTGGTGGCGACGTGCTTAACTCGATGGTCGGCGACAATCAAGCGACGTGGGATCGGGCCAACAACGCGCTTGGCCAGCGCCTCCGCAACGTGCCGGAAGAGGAACGCTACGACCGGGCCCGCAACATGGTGCTACAGCAGTTGCGCCATCTAGTCGAATATGGCGAAATGAACAACGCCCTGCCGAGCTTCGACCCGAACTTCAGGGTCGTTGACCGCGACGCCGAAGGCCGGGAGATTGTTTATGGTCCCCGTGAAATCATCGGCTGGATTGAGTCCGGCGCCATGCCTCGCCTATCCAACGAATCGCAGGTGCTGCGCAGCGACATATATGCACCGGGTAGCATCGGCGAACGAATCCGTCCTTCGAATATGGGCCGCAACCGGGGCCCCGGTCCAGCCTCTGCCTTTGCCTTCTCCGAAGGTGGCATGGTCGACGATGAAGAGCCCGAAGAATTTGCGGTCGGCGGCCTCGTCCCGCTCGAAGGCGGCGGCAAGGTGGCCATTGGTCCCGGTGGCGGCCTCGACGACCTGATCCCCACCTCCATCAACGGTCGCCGCGCCGCTGCCCTGTCGGATGGCGAGTTCGTCATCCCGGCCGACGTCGTCTCCATGATGGGCGACGGTTCTTCTAACGCTGGTGCCCGCCGCCTCTACGACTTGGTGCGCCAAGTCCGCCAAGAAAAGACCGGCACCGAACGCCAAGCAGGGCCGCTGCCCGTTGGCGAAATCCTTAAGCGGAGCCTAAGCTAATGGTTTTCAAAGCTATCGGCCGCGCCCTCGGTCTCGGCCCGCAGAAGACTGAGAGGTCTTCGACTACCATGCCAATCGTGCCGGCCGAAGTTCAGGCCGCGCGTAGCGATCTCCTAAGCCGCGCTGGTGCATTTGCTGCCCAGCCCTTCGAGGAGTATACCGCCCAACGCATTGCGGACTTTACGCCTGACGAACTAGCTGGCTTCCAAGCTGCGCGCAACGTCGCGGCTACCAGTGGGGCACTGTCGCCTCTCACCTCCGAGCTTGTCCGCGAAGGTGTGGCTGCCTCGCGTGGTCTTGCTACGCGCCTGCCGGACACCGATCTCACCGGCTACATGTCGCCGTACACCGAAGCCGTTTTGGCGCCGGCCCTCCGTGACATTGGCGAAGCCGCTGAAAAGGAGCGCCTGCGTCTCGGCCAACAGGCTGCTCGTACTGGCGCCTTTGGCGGCTCCCGTCAAGCCATTGCCGAAGGCGAACTCACTGGCCGCACGCAGCGCGCCGTCGGCGACGTGTCTGCCCGCGAGCGCGCCAACGCCTACAACCAAGCTCTCGCCCAGTTCCGTATCGACCAAGAGCGCATCCCCCAGCTATACTCCGGTGCGCTCGGCCAAGTCGGCACAGGCATTACCCAAACGGCGGCCCGCCTCGGCACTGAAGTCGCCCCGCTTGCGACGGCCGGGCAGGCGCAGCGCGGCCTTGAACAGGCACGACTCGACTTTGCTCGCCAGCAGTTCGAGGAGGAGCGCGACTTCCCAATTCGTGGCATCGAGGTTCTTCGTTCCAGCCTTGGCCTGTCGCCTCAAGTTCTCGGCATCGGCTCGTCCATGAATGAAACTACGACGCAGCCAGGCTCCAACATCCTTGCCCAAGGTCTCGGCGCGCTCATTCAGGCTCCAAAAATTCTTTCTGGTGCCCAAGCGGCCGGCAGCGGGCTTTCCGCGATTGGCTCTTCTATTGGGTCGGGGCTCGGTTCTCTTGGCTCGACGCTGGGTTCTATCGGGTCGGCAGCACTTAGTTACCTGCCGTTCCTTTCGGACGAACGTATGAAGACTGACATCGAGCCGGTGGGCGAAGATCCTGAGACGGGTCTGATGATGTACGCATTCCGATATGAGGGTGACCCCAAGACCTACCCGAAGGTGATCGGCCCGCTTGCCCAAGAAGTCGAAGAGATGTATCCTGAAGAAGTCACTGAAATTGCTGGTCGCAAGGCTGTGCGTGCGGACTTTGCTCCCATGCAAGCCGGCGCCTTTGCCTAAGCCATACGTCTGACAGGAATCCTGCCATGGCCAATGTCCTTGAAATGCTCTCTACGTTGGGCACGCCCAACGAGAACACTACCAATCCCGATCTGAATGCACGCCTGCGCAGCCTCGTTACGGCGCCGGCCGCAGAAATTCCTGCCGGCCTGCCCGTCACCCGCAATGAGCCCGACCCCAACTCTCCGCAGGGTCTTCTGGGCGCGCTGCGTCAGCGCATCAAGCAGCAGGTTGCCGACGAACCTAGCCGCCAGATCAGCGATCTCGGCATGGGCTTGCTGGCTTCGCGCAGCCCGAACTTCTTTACCGCTTTGGGTGAAGGTCTGCAATCCAGTGAGCAGGCTGCACGCGCTCGCCAAGAAGAACTCCGCCGCGTCGTCGAACAGGAAAGCACAATTGCTGATCGGGCTGCCCGTCTCGAAGAAGACCGTGCGCGCCGCCTACAGGAACAACCGCTGACTGCTGCCCGCATCGACCAGATCCGCGAAGAAATCCGTCGGGGTGGCGCAGCAAACTGGACCCTCGCGGGCCAAGATCGCACATCCGGCGACCTCATCTACATCAATTCCCGCGATCCCAACCAGCGCATTACGCTGCCCGGCGTCCAAGCTACCCAAACTGCACGCTTCAGCACCCAAGCTGAAAACGCCCTGCGCGAACGCGCGCTGGTGCAGGCCCGTACTGCGGCTGACAACGAACGCAACGCCCGCGCCCAGACCAGCCGCATCATGGACCAAGCGGAATGGAATGCTCGTGTGCGTGAACTCGAACGCGACAATCTTGCCAGCTTTGGTCTGCTTCCGTTGCCCGGCTCTGCCACCGCCACTACACCCGGCGGCACCGGCCAGCAGTCTGGTCAAGGTAACCCGCCGGTTACGCGCGAACGATTTGTGCCGCCGGATCAGCGGCGCTAAACGATGGCAGTCGGTAATTACGAGTTCGAACTTCCTGACGGGCGTATCTTCGTTGTTGAGGGTGCGCCCTCCCGCGAAGACGCACTCGCTTACGTTGACTATCGGTGGCCGACGCTGCGCCGCCAGATGCCCATCGAAGGTTTCTTCGAGAGCGCCGGTCAGCAGTTCCGTAGCCAGATCACCTCGCCGGTTGGCGCCGCCGTAGCAGGCGCTGCTGCCATTGACGCGCCCGAAACACGGGCTGCACTTCAGCGTTTCCGCGAAGGCTTGGCTACGCAGGGCGACACCCAGCAAGGCACGCGCGCCCCGGAACTCCGTGATCTTGCCAGCCTCAACGTCATCGACGCGCTCAAAGCTTACGCGGGCCAGGCTGCTGGCTCCATCGGTGGCATTCTGGCAGGCGGTCTTGCTGGCGCCGGTATCGGTGCTGTCGCAGCCGGCGTCCCAACTCTTGGTGCTGGCGCGGTTCCGGGCGCTGTAACGGGCGCGCGCATTGGCGTCAGCGGCAGCCTTCTTGCCGGCGGCATTGACGAACTCTATCAGGGTCTTACCGCAGAAGGTGTCGATCCGCAACTCGCTGGTCGCATCTCTGTAACCCTCGGTCCGATCATTGGCCGCATCGAAAACCGTTATGTCGAGCAGGCGTTGAGCCGTGCCCTCGGCAATCAAGTCGCGCCCGGTGTCGTCAGCAACGTGACGCAGCGCATCCTTGGTGGTCGGGCAGGCGGTATTCGTCAGACCGCAGCCGGCGGTGCAGCAGGCGAAATCCTCGGCGAAACTCTGCGCCAAGGCACCATCGGCGTTACCACTGGCGAAGCTAACCTTGCCGAGCGCGCCGAGCGCGTTGCGGAAGCGGGCCTCGTCGGCACCATTGGTGGTGCTGGCACAGGCACTGCCGTTCGTGCCATTGGTCGTGCGGGTCCTTCCGAAGCCGAGCGTCAGCAGCAGGCGGCGGCCGATACTGAGCGCCAAGCCGACGAACAGCGTGCCGCCCAGCAGCCGCAGCCGGCAGCCCCGGCACAGGGCTTCTTTCCGCAGACACCCATTCCGCAGTCGCCTGAACTGCTGCGCACGCCCGAAGACGTTGATGCCGCCGTCGCTGCCAACCCGAGCTTCGCGCCGCCTCCCGGCATGGCTACGCCCGAAGCGCGCGCCCAGTGGGTCAACTCCGCTCGCCAGAACGAATACCTGCGCGAAGTCGGCCGCATCCGCACCTCTGCCATCTCCAACTTTGCGGCTACCCAGCCCGACACATTCCTCGGCAATCTGGTGCAGGCAGCCGCAGAAGGCAACCTCACCAGCCTTAATCGCTTCTCGGCCATTGACGTGGCCAACGCGGCGCTGCGCTCCAGCGGAATTGAGCCTCGTCGCCTCACGAAGGATGAACGCCAATTCGTTACCGAGCAGTTGAACCGCCTGGCGGAAGAAGGTATCCTAGCCAAGCCTACCGCAACCAGCTACAGCGTTTCGTTCGGCCCCCGCCAGCAAGCCGCCGAAGCAGCCCCAACAGCCGCAGCACTGCAACGCGAACGGGAAGCCTCCCTGCGCGAAGTCGCTGATCTCAACGCAGCCATCGAAGCCGGCACGCTCGGGCAGGTCGACCCGCTCACGGCCCGCCGCTTCGGCGCCGAAACCCTGCCCCGCCAGCAACCCGCTCCCGAAGCCGCGCCCGCTGTGGTTGACAGTGTGGGCGCGCCTATCGCCGTGGGTGACCGTGTTCGCACGACAAGTGAAACCGGCAATGTGAATGAGTGGACAGTCGAAAATACCATAGATACGCCGGCAGGGCCGCGTGTGGCTGTTCGCGGTGAACGCGGTGAGCGCACAAGTTTCGGCTCGAATGATATTCGTTCTCGGCCGGATCGACTTGTTCGCGTGGCCGCTGCTCCCGAAGCCGCCCCTGCTGTAGAACCTCCTGTTCCGCCCGGCATGGTTCGTCTTTATCATGGATCGGCTACGCCCGGCAGGTATACGGGCGACGCTTGGTTTTCTTCGTCGCGCACATACGCAGAAAATTATCGTGGTCCGAACACTGAGTTGCAGTATGTTGACGTACCGGCATCTTGGGCGAACCAGCAACAAGACCCTGACGGATATGGCCAAGGTGTTACGGACGGTTTTACCTTAAACATTGAAATCAAGGGTGATCAGTTTGGTCCTCGCCGTCCACTGAGAAAAGCCGAACCGGCGCAGCCGGCTGCGAGAACGACTGTTAATGTGGGCGGCGTTCAGCGGGAGACTACGCCCGAAAGGTTGCAGCAGACTGTAGATGATATTCGGGCTGGACGCCCGGCGGCGAACCCGACGCAGTCGAGACTGGCGGAAGTGCCCGGCATTGATCCGGCCACGGTCGAAGAGCCGTCCAACCCGCGTGGCCCGGAGCGCAGCCCCGAGAAGTCTCAGCCGGGGCAGATGACACAGCAGAACCCGCCGCAGGAATGGTCGCCTGTGTCGGACAACACGCCCGAAGCCGACGTCGATTTGACGCAGACGGCCAACGGCGTCTACTCGCCCCTCGTTGGCCAGCTTCCGCCTGACACCGCCACCGCTCACGCGACCGTCAAGCGCGCCACCCGGATGGGCATGGGCTTCATGGGCCGCTGGTTCTACTCGCCCATCCTCACCGCCTCCAAGCTGAACCCGGCTGTGCGTCCGGTCGGCCGCGTTATGAACGCTATGCGTCGGCGCGGCAACCAATACAATGCGGAAATCCAGCCGCTGCTTGCCGAGGGCGCCGGCAACCTAACGTCGCAACAGTTGGAGCGCGTGGCCCGCCTTCGTGAAGAATCGTCCACTCTCGGCCGCGAAGCGCCCGGCGTTGCCACCCTCTCCGAGCCGGAGCGGGCCTTCTTTAACAGCCAGGTCGCCGCGAACAATCGTGCGTGGGACTACTGGACCGCTGCCAACGCCATCAACTATTTCGATCCGACGGCAACGACCGACCCCGTTGCCAAGGCTCGCCTCAATGAGTTCTGGCGCCGTAACCGCAACAAGGACCTGTGGGAAATCCCGCAAGCCGAACTGCGCGAAGCATCGCCCGAAGGCTTCCGCACCATGCAGGAGTTCGAGCGCGTCCGCAACCCCTACTACCTGCCCATGACGGCGCAGGGCACGCACTTCATCGCTGCCTACAAGCGCGGCGCTGATGGTCAGCGCGTTGGCAAGCCGGTCAAGATGGTGTCCTTCAACCCGCTGCCCCTCAACAAGAAGGGTGGTCGCCGCCCAGACCCCGAAGTCTTTGCGCGCGAAGAACTTGCTCGCCGTGGCTTCACGCCTGACAAGTTCTATATCACGCCTGCGCCTGTCGAGTTCACCCGCGACCAAGAAGCCTCTGCTCTCCGCGATGGCTCTGATGCCCTCGCTAAGTTCTTGAAGCAGCTTGATAGTGTGCGCAGCATTCGCAACGACAGCGAGGCGCAGAACCTCCTGCGTAGCTTCATGAGTTCGCTGGACAAGGCTGCTGCCAAGGATTTCATGCGGCCCAACCAAGGCATCATGATCCCGTTCACGGCGCTCGACGCAGGCACCTACCTGACGGACGTGGTGCCCCGCCACATGGCTGCCCTTGGCAAGTTGCAGGCCCGCACCTACACTAACAAGGCGTTCAACAGGGCAATCGAAAATCTTGACGCGCCCAACAAAGAATACTTTAACGACCTGCGCGACTACGCCAGCCGCCCCGTCGAGTCTATGCTTGTTGCGCGACTGAAGACCCTCGGCTTCCATTACTTCATTGGTCCGGCGCTGGACTCGATGATGATGAACTTCACGTCGACGTACAACAGCACGATGCCTCTGCTCATGCGCGATAGCGGTAATGTTCGTCAGACACTGCGCATCGGTCAGGGCGCCCTCAACGACGCCATCAAATACCTTGGTCAGGCGGTTCGCACCGACACGCGCCAATTCGACAACGCCGTCGTCAATGCGGGCCGTACCCCCAAAGAACGCGAGGCGCTTCGCCGGGCTGCCCAGCTTGGTGCGTTCCCTCCCGCCATGACCGTCGACATGGGCGCCATCTCTGAAGGTGTCCGCACCCAGACCCTCATTAACGCGGGCATTCCCAAGGCAGCTTCCGTCGCCAAAGCCTTCAACACACTGATCAACCTGTTTGGTAAGCCGCAGCAGGCATCCGAACAGATCAACCGCGCCGCCGCCTTCCTTGCGGCGTTCCGCCTCGCAGAAGTAAACCCGGCCGTCATTGAGCGTGCCAACCGCATCGACGGCTATAACTTCACGGGCCCTGACGCCTCGTTCGAATACGCGATGAGCCGCGTCGATGACAGTCAGTTCATCATGACCCCGGAAGACCGCGCCAAGATTCTGCGCGCCACGCCGGTCAACGAAGTTGCCTTCCAGTTTATGTCCTATCCGTTCAAGATGACGGAAGTATTTCTGCGCCAAGGCGCCAATGCTCTTCGCGGTGTCCGTGAAGGCAACCCAGAACTTGCCAAGGTTGGTGCCCTCGGCCTCGCATACTATACTGTGCCGCTTGTTGTTCTTGCGGGTGTGTGGGGTTTCCCCGGTGCAGAACTTCTGCGCGACGCTCTCGAAGAAGTCATTAAGCTTGGTTGGAAGGACGTTGAGAACTTCGACCAAGACCTCTACGAATATGCGTTCAACATGCCTCTAATCGGTGGCGAGTTCACGGCCGACTTCGTTACGCGCGGCCTGCCGCATGCGCTGGGCATGTTCACCGGTTCGACGCGCCTTGGCCTGAACCCCTTCCAGTTCCAAGACCTTATGGCTGTAAGCCCTGCCCTTCTCCTCGGTCCCGTTGGGTCGCTTCCCGGCATGGCCGTTGACGCTTACAAGTTCGCCAAGGAAGGCGACTACCTCAACTCGCTCGCCAGTATCCTGCCGCGCTTCGCAGGCAACTTTGTGCGCGGCATCAACCTTGGCTATGGCACCGGAGAAGTGCGCACTCCCGAAGGCCGCACCACCATCACCCGCGAACAGATCGCCGAGCTTGACAAGGAGCAGGGCGTACCCACTTGGATTCGCGTGATGGTGGGCCTGCCGCCGCCGGAGTTCCTTGATCTGCGCACGGCTCGCCGCTACGCCGAAGAGTACTCTAAGGCTTCGCGCCCCTACACTGAGTGGGCCAACAACTCTATTTCGCGTCTTATCGCAGAGAGTGTGCGGGCGCAAGAGCGCGGCGACAACGAAGCAGCTTTGCGGTTCGACCGGGAGCTTGATCAACTGCGCGCCGATATCCGTGCGCGCAATGACCGCCTGCGTGCCCGTGGCCGCAACGACTCCGTGTACCTAAGCACGCCCGCTACCCAGCGTGCAATCATGGATCGCGTGCGCGACCGTCTCGAAGGCACCACCGAAGCCGAACGCCTCATCCAGCGTGGCGCCCCGCGCAGCCGCGAAACCATTCGCCAGATGCTCGAAACCCGTGGCATGCTTGACGAGCGAGGCTTCTAATGCCGGATGACGCTCGCTCCCGCTTCATGGATTTCGTTGAGCGGCGGTTTGCCGAGGGCGGCGAGATTTCCGACGAAGAGTATGATGCGCGGCTGCTGTCTCGGATGAAGCGGGACACCGGCCGGACGACTGAGCCAACCCGCGCCGAGCAGATGCAGGCCCTGCGTACTGCTGGCCGCGAAGCGGGGCAACTGGCCGCTGACGTGTTGCTGCCCCAGAGCCCGCTCGACGCAGCATTGATGGTCGCACTTGGTCCCGGCGGGCGACTGGTTCGCCTCCCGGCGGCAGCAGCTTTAGCAGCAGCCGAACCCAGCGAAGCCGAAGCCAACCGCCTGCTTCGTTTCATCCGCGCCTATCATGGCTCGCCCTATGCCTTTGAGCGATTTGATCTTAGCAAGATTGGGACGGGCACTGGCGCGAAAACCTACGGGCAGGGGGTTAATCTTTCGGAAAGCGAAAACCTTGCCCGTGGTTATCGGGATCGTCTGACTCCTTTTAAAGACGATATTCGCATTGGTCAATATGAATATTCTCCCATTGAATTGCGTGAATATAAGCAAAGCCCAGAATATTTGGATAGGGACTTGCAGCGCGCTAGGGAGTATTTAGAACAAACGCGACAGCTTTATTCAAGTCCTAGGTACAGACCCGAAGAACGGCAAATGTACATTGATGCGGCTTTGCGTCCAGTGCTTAGACTTGAAGCATTGCAGAGTGTTCCCCGGTCTGCTTTGCCCGACATTCCTACCGGCCACATCTATGAGGTCGACGTTCGCGCCCGGCCTCAAGAGTTCCTTAATTGGGACGAGACACTAGCCGGCCAGACACCCGAGGTTCGTGGGGCCTTGCAACGCTTTAACCTAGACGTTGACCCAAGCTATACGGGGCGCGACATTTATCGACGCAGCCTGAACATGACACCCGAAGAAGCCTCTGGTGCGCTCCGAGAAGCGGGTGTTCCCGGCGTTCGCTATACAGCGCCCGGCAGTGCCGATCAAGGTGGCATCCAGAACTACGTCGTATTTGATCCTGAGATCATCGACATCCGGCGTCGGTATGCCGCAGGCGGTCTTGCTTTACTGGATGACGAAGACTAAAGCGTCAGACAAAATTCTTGACAGGTCTGGGCAGGAATAGTATCCTGCGGGCATGTCGAAATTCGCCTATTACATTGGTGTTGATCACCGCGAGCCAGAGGCTCTCCGTGTAACCGAGTCGTCCGTCAGGGCATATGCCAGCAAGCCAGTAGAGATACGGCATCTAGAGCATTTGGACCTGCGGCGCCGCCAGCTTTTTGATCGGCCGTGGCGCATCAATGAGGACGGCTCCTACATGGACGAGCGGGATGGCCGCCCGTTCAGCGTGCAGTTCTCGCACTCCCGCTTCCTCACCCCCATCGTTGCCAAGCTGGATGGCGTGACCGACTGGGCGCTGTTCACCGACTGTGATTGGTTGTGGCTCGACGATATCCATAAGTTGCTGAAGGAAGCCGACCCGTCCAAGACGGTGATGGTCGTGCCCCATAACTTCTCGCCGACCGGCACCACCAAGATGGACGGGCAGGTGCAGTCCCGCTACAACAGGAAACTGTGGTCGGCCCTCATGCTGTGGAACCTCAAGTCCACCAAGCTGCCGACCGTCGAGATGGTCAACATGGCCAGCGGCAACCGCCTCCACACCTTCGAGTGGCTCGATGATTCCGACATCGGTTACCTTTCTGAGTCGTGGCACTGGGTCCCAAACTACAGCCCGACCACCACCAAGGGCTTGGACGCCGAAGAAAACAACCGGCCGCTGCCTATCAACGGCATCCACTTTACTTATGGACCGCCCGTGCCGGGCATGGTTGACCGGCAGACTACTGCCTTCGATGACTTCTGGACGAATGAACTCCTCGGAGCCTACACAGATGCGCGCTAAGATTATCACCACGATTGGGCCGACCTCATGGGAACGGTATGGCCTGCGTTTCGCCGAGTCCTTCACGAAGTTCTGGCCCGCCGATATCGCCCTCGAAATCTGGCACCATGACCTCGAAGGTAACGTGCCTGAGTTTCCGAACGTCACCTTCCACGCCCTTGAAGATACTGCCTCCTTCCAGAAGCTGAAGGCGCACCTCGGTGCCAAGGCCAAGGACGGCCCCTCTCTGGAATACTGCTTCAAGGCGGTGGCCCTCGCCTCCGCTGTGACGCCGGACCTCGACTGGATTGGCTTCGTCGATGCGGACACCGAGACCATGCGGCCGGTCGATGAGGACCTGCTGGCCGAACTCTTTGACGACAACTACCATCTGACGTATCTGTATCGCCGTTCCGTCAAGGAGAGCGAAGGCTCTTGGTTCGCCTTCAATCTGGCGACCGTCAAGGGTGCCTCGCTGCTGGCCGACTACTGGGGCCTCTACAATTCGCTCGAAGCCTTCCACTACAAGAAGGCCCACGACAACGCAGTTCTGGACCGGATTGCCCTGCTGCACCAGGCACATGGCCTACAAATCAAGAATCTGTCGCCGGGTTGCCTCGGCCTTGATGCCTTCCATCAGTCGCCGCTCGCCGCCTACATGGTGCATTACAAGGGCCCTGACAAGCAGACCATCGCCAACCCTGCACTGGGTGCGCCGGCCCGTTACGAAACCCTGTGTGAACTGCTGACCACTTCCATCGCCGAGACCGGCGCGGCCCGCATCGTCGAGGTCGGCACTTGGAACGGCAGCCGCGCAATCCAGATGGCAGAAGCAGCCTTCGCCACGGGCGTCACGTCCGTCTCCTATGTCGGCTTCGACACCTTCGAGGGTGGCAACGACCGGGTGCATGAGGGCCACACCAAGCCTCACGCCGACTCTTGGATCGTCACCAACCGCCTCAATAACTACAGTCAGTTGATGGCGCGCAAGGGCCTGAACTTTGCCTTCTCGCTCATCAAGGGCAACACCCTCAAGACCCTGCCCGCCTCGGCCGCCGTTGTAGCAGATTCTACATTTGCCTACATAGACGGTGGCCATAGCTACGAGACGACCAAGTCGGACTACGAATGCCTGAAGCACGTGCCTTTCATCGTCTTCGATGACGTGATCGTCAACGAGGAAGAAGGTGCGCCGGAAGGTCCGCGCAAGGTGATGAAGGAAGTCGGCGGTCAGAAGCGCATCATCACCAGCGGCGACGGCTACTCTGGCCTGACGCAGACTATCTCCTTCGGTCTCGTTGTCCGCGACGGCTACAGGATGCCGGAACTCAAGACCCGCATTCAGGTGAAGCCGGTCGATTCAGTTGACAAGGGCGAGCAAATCCAGCATATTGCGGATAACGCTGCCGCCATCTCAACTTGGATTGGCTCTTATCAGGCCCACACCAAGACCGCTCTGCTGGTCAGCGCCGGCCCCACGTTGCCGTCCTTCCTCGAAGAAATCCGCACCAAGCAGGCTGCCGGTGCTGTGATCTTTGCGGTGAAGCACGCGCTGCCTGTCCTGAAGAAGGCCGGCATCACGCCTGACTGGACCGTCATTCTCGATCCGCGCCCGGTCGACGGCAAGTCTACGCATGGTGTGATCCGCACCGACCTCTTCAAGGACGTCGGGCCGGAGGACAAGTTCCTCTTCGCCACCATGACGCATCCTTCAGTGCGTAAGGTCCTCGAAGAAAAGGGCGTGCAAATCTTTGGGTGGCACGCCCACACGCAGGCCACGCTCGCAGCCAAGCCGGCGTCCTTCGATACGGGCATGGTTGTGGCGGGCGGCACCTGCTCGGCGACCCGGATTCCTATGCTGGCTTTTGTGATGGGGTTCCGCCGCTTTGAGTTCTACGGCTACGACTTCTTCTACCCGGAAGACACCGTCAAGGACGACATCAAGCAGTCGCTGATGCGCGTCAACCTAGGTGCCGACCAGAAGTCCTACCTGACGACCGGCGAACTGGTGGCTGCGATGCAGGATCTGGGGCAGTGGAACCGCTGGCTGGTCGAGAACCGCATCAACGTCACATTCCACGGCGAGGGCGCCGGTGCGGCGATCTGGGAACAGACCGTCAACAACTACAATGCGCCGACGGAGTATCCGTTCTAGCGGAACTTCTTCGCAATCTTGGCGGCGCTGGCAGGCTGCTGTGAAAACTGCTTGCCAGCCCGCGTCGCCTTCCGCTTCGCCGCACTACTCGCCGCATAAGTGGAGGCCGGCATAGCCTTGATGGCAGCCTCGGGCAGATACCGTTCACCTGTAGCGTTCGGTCCCTGCGTCGAGGGCTTGCCAGACTTGGTGCGCCACTTCTGCTTGGTCCAATCGACCAGCGACTTCTGCGGTGCCTTCACGACTTGTAGCCCCCGCCCTTCGCCTTGTATTCGGAGGCGAGCATCTGAGCTTTGCGGGCGCTCCACTGACCCGGCCTGCCGCCCTTGTCCCCCGCTTTGATGCGTTCGAACAAGGACTTGCGCATGCCGGGCTTCGTGTAGACGCCCGCTTCGTTCACCCGACTTTCGGGTTTCTTGGCCATTAGCCAGCCATCAGACAGCGACCGGCCTTACGGCACGCCGCCGGGTTCGGGCACTGCGCACACGGCACCTTGCCACCCTTCTGCATCTTGACCGCCTTCGCCTTCACGGCGCCGCCGGCCTTCTTCTTCATCGGGCCTTGCGTAACCTGCTTGCCCATATTCGAACGCATCATCACTTGCACCCCTTACCGATCATGCCGCCCTTGGCCTTCTTCACCACGCCGCCGGCCTTCTTCTTAACCGGGGCGGGGGCCATCACCTTGCCGCCCTTCTGGTACATCATACCCTTCTTCATCATGCCAGGCATTACTTCTTTCCCTTCTTAATCATGCCGCCCTTCTTGAAGGCGGGCATCGGCTTGGCCTTAGCCTTAACAGCAGCCTTGGGCTTGGCAACCATGCCGCCCTTCATCATCTTCTTCGCCGCCGGCTTCGCAGCCACCATGCCGCCCGCCTTCTTGGCAACCGGCTTGGCCTTCTGCTTCACCATGCCACCCTTCTTGAAGGCAGTGCCCCGCTCCTCAAGCTCTTGGCGACGACCCATCAGCCGCGCCTGAATCTCGCGCTCCCGCTGATCCGTCGGCTCCGCACCATCTGCCAACTGGTTCAGACGCTCTGCCGAAATCTCATTGCGGGCCGGGGCAGCAGGGCGAGGACGCGGGCGAGGCGGGGGGCTTGCCGCACGATTGCCGGGAACGTCACTGCGCTGCATGTCAACTTCCCGCATACGGGCTGCCGCCTGTTCGCCGCCACGGTTCGCCGCAAGATTGCCCGGCATATCTGCCGTCTGCATATCTTCGTCTCGCATGCGCGGAGCAGGCGCAGGCGCTTCAGTGGCCGGTGCTTCCGGGCGGGTGCGATCAAACATGCCCCGGCGATACGCCTCATAGCCCGCTACGCCAAGAGCGGCACCAGCGCCCAGCGCCCCGGCGCCCATGCGAGCGCGTGAAGCTTGGCCTGCCGGACCAGACGTGGGCGGGCGCATAGCCTCTGCCTGAAGGCGCTGCGAAAAGCTCTGACCCGGTGCGGCCGATCCCGCAGGTGGGGCAGCCGGAGCGGCGGCGGAGCGGGTAGGGGCAGCGCGGCGCTGCTCCATCTCACGCATGGTACGCTCGCGCATCTGCTCCTGCGTCAGGGCCTCACGGGCAGCAGCACGACGGGCCTCACCTTCACGACGGCGCCGGGCAGCCTCTGCGCGGGGATCAAGTCCTGCGCGACTACGAATATCATCAGCCATTTTACTTCTCCTATGGATAGGCCACGCGGGCCAGTTCAAAGTGGGGTCCGTCTGGGAAGGATTTCCAGTCGCCACCCCAGATAATAGCGACGTTTCGCTCGGCTGCCGCTTGCTTCATGGCAGCAGCCAGCTTATGATACAGCGGCCAGTCCCAACGGACCTTCCCGTCCACAAGCGCAGCCAGATCAACGGCATGGCCTGTAATGTGGCGAGAGTTCATGGTCCGCGAAGCACCGGCCGCAACCAACTGCTTCTGGCGTTCGACGGTGCGCAGGCCCTCGGTCACGATGAAGGCAGGCCCAATCGCGGCGGCTCGCTCGACGACGGCAACGAGGTCGGGATGCACGCCCTTGAGGCGCTCCCTGCTCCTAGCGTTCAGGCTCACCGGGACGCCACTCCCTTCAGCTTCTCGAAGGTACGCAGGCCGCCCAGACCCAGCATCGCAAACACCAGTTCCAGCAGGAACTCCGTCTGAAGCGGGGGCACCACTGGCACCACACCCAGCACCGGCAGCAGCCACGACAGCATCGGCGCCACAAGGAAAGCCCACGCAATCGCCATGCCGCAGACCCAACCAATGTATGGGCGCCAGCCTGCCACGAAAATGGACGAATGCTGGGCTTCGGTCTTATTGATTTCGGCCTGCTGCGAAGCCTGCGCGGTGGCGGCCTCAAGCAGCTTGGCTTCCATTTCCAGCTTGGCCTTGGCTGCCGCAGCCTGATCAGGAATCACCCGGTCCAGCACCTCAGTCAGGGCTGGCACCAAGGTCGGCAGCATGGCAAGGAAGCCTGCCATTTACTTGGCCTTCTGGCGCCCGGCTTTCTGGAGGGCGATGGCCGTGGCCTGCTTCACGGCGGCAGCCTTGTTGGCTGGGCGGGAGGTGCCGATCCGGCCCCGCTTCTCGAAGTCGCCAACCAACGTACTGATGTTCTTGCTGACGGCCTTGTCAGACTTGCCTTTGACGAGTGGCATCTTAGCAGTTCCACGCCCTGAGTGATTTGTTGATCCGACTGTTAGGATCGTTGGCCGTCTTCTTGGAAGTTAGCTTCTTCTTCATGCCCTTCATGCGGGCACAGAACGAATCCCGGCGCGGGCCTCCCTCGGGTTGAGGAGCTTTGAGGCCCGGCTTACCGGGGTTCGCACGATTATAAGAGGCACGGCCTTTGGCATTGAGCCCGCCTTCGGGGTTCTTGCCTTCGGCACGCTGCCAAGCAGGGGTTTTGGCCATGCTATATTATAGCAGGTTTACCCCAACCTTTCAAGACTGATGGACTCGACGTCGAACTCGCCCGGTGCATAGAAATGCAACAGGTGAAAGCCGTTCCACCACAGCTTCTTGGCCGCCTTGGCATAGGCAAAGTCGCCTTCGGGGTCCACGAAGCAGCCTCCCACCAACCCGTAAATCTTGCTGCCGTCGCCCTTGGTCCGAGTAGAAGTGGACAGCAGGTGCGAATGGCCGCAGATGCACGAAACGTGCTGGGACCGCAACAGATTGTTGGCATGATGCTCGCCACCCTGCGGCCGACCCATCACCCCACTTACGAAGTAGTGCTGGAAGACGGCGCCGTAGATGGAGACCGGCTTGAGGAACGAGTGGTAGCGGACCTTGAAGGTCGGGCGCCGCTGGGCCACCAACTGCTTGACCGTCTTGGGGAAGTCCGACGTCAGCAGCCGGTTGTCGGAGGCCATCCACTTGTTGTAGCGGTCCTCATGGTTGCCCTCGATGAAGTCGATGGGCGCGCCCCCGTAGGACGCAGCGATAGAGGCGATCCAGTCAAGGGCGTTGAAGCCAGCCTCGACGTCCTCCTGCAAGGAGCGGTGCGCCCACTTCGGGTCTTCCATGTCGTGGGTGCAGAGGGAGGCGAAGTCCCACAGATCACCGATATGGACCACCCGGTCCAGCACGATGTTGCGGTTCTCCATGAACGCCATCATCTTGGCGAAACGGTCCAGCTTGTCGCCCGGCATCGCATGGGTGTCGGGGATAAGCAGGACCGTCTTGGGGTAGGTCTCGCGGGAGGACACGCTCAGATGCCCCACACCAGCCCAATGAGGCCGACGAGGATGCCAATGAAGAACATGGCGAAGCCGCCGATAACCGTGCGGTCAACGATGTTCAACTTGTTTTCGCGGTCCGGTTCGCCGTAGGTGCCAGCCGTGTCCAGATAGAACGACGCGAAGATGGCAATCGCAAAGCCAATGATGGCAGCGGTTGCACCGATCTGCGTGATAATCATGTCAGACTCCCGTTGAGCCGAGGCCACCTGCGCCCCGAGCCGTGGTTGAAAGGTCTTCAACTTCCACAACTTCAAGCTGCGGCAGTTGCTGGACCATAAGCTGGGCGACCCGCATCCCCTTCTCGACCATGAACAGGTCAGGATGGGGCCATTGCGGCGTATACGGGAGCCGCCCGAGGATCACCTTTAACTCACCCCGGTAGTCCTCGTCAATAACTCCCGGCGAATTGATGACAAAAATTCCTTCCTTCGCCGAAAGACCGGAGCGCGAACAGATCAGGCCGACGTAGCCGGGCGGCAACTCGACAGCGATGCCGGTGCCCACCGTGCGCCGCGTCCTCATGTCATCGAGAGCATGAAGCTCGTCGGCATACAGGTCGAAGCAGGCAGCGCCTTCGGTGGCCCGGGTCGGCAGAATGGCCGTCGAGGTAAGGCGCTTGAACTTGATTGCTACAGGCCCAGCCATTGGCATTCCTTGTACTTGTTGATGGGTAGACCGCCCAGCGCGTAGATGCTGATCGGCTTCTTGTGCGACTGAGGCTTGGCGTTCTTGTAGATTTGTAGGAAGGAAAGCCTGGCCTCTGGGTAGATAGCTTGGACGATAGGTCCGTAGAACTCTAGGAGTTTCTTGCGGACTGGACGCATCCACGACAACTTGATCTCGACGATGCAGATATGGTCGTCTGCCAGCCACAACAGGGCGTCCGGCTGGCAGACGCCACCTTTACGGGCCGCCTTGTAGTAGAGCCACGGCCCTACCTCGACCCGCTTATGCAGAAGTTGGAGGCGCTTCTGCACAGCCTTCTCAAAGGAGATGCCCGCCCGCTGCGCCGCCGTCCGCTGCTGCACCGGGAAGACCGGCACATAGTCAGCGTACTTGGCGACGAGGGGCGGGCGCAGTTTCACGAATCGCGCATCCCGCTAAGGCGGCGCTGGAAGGAACCTTCAAGCATCTTGAGCAGCAGCGCATACTCGCTCGGCTCAATCGGCGAGGTCAGGGTGTGGCAGGCCGTACCCGCTTCCTCGCTCTCGTCGATGGCAATGGCGCAGATGAAGCTACGGATGGAAGCCTTCCGCTCGCGCAGCAGGTCAATAAGCTGGAGGATGACCTCTTCCATTTCCTCGTCGGGGTTGATGCCCAGATCGACCTTGATCATCCCGTCAAGATCGTCGTCCTGCTTGGTGGTGGCAGCGGAACCCGGGAAAGCGATCACGTTGTCATTCGACATAGTAGTTGCTCCTTGCGGTGGTGACAGACTGCACGATGTTGGTGCGGATCACATGAATCTGCGAACCGCTCATAGGGTCAACGGCCTTTTCGAGCCAGACCCGCACGACGTAACCGCGCTTGCGCCACCAGCTTTTGATGTCAGACATCAGCTTGTAGTTGGCAGCGCGGTCACTCAAATAGTCATGCCTTGCCATCGGGCCTCCACTTCTTGAGGCCAGACGGGTTCTTGTCACTGGCCTTGCCCCAATTGTAACCGACCTCGACATCAAAGGGAATAACTATTTCACGGGTAATCCCATTAATGTCAGTCACGGGGAAAGGAAAGTGCAAGCACTCCAAGACCTGCGGCAACAACTCGGCGGCCTTGTCGATACGGACCTGACCGAGAACCGCGTCATGGAGGTTCAGCAGGATCTGGACATCGGCTCCGGGCTTGCCCTCGAACCGCTCCCAAATCTGATAGATGCCCACGTTCATCAGCACGCCAACGCAGTGCTGGGGTACGAAGGCAATCGCTTCACGCAGGGTGGCATCATCCCAGCGCCGGTTCCAGAAGTTGCGGCGGATACCGAACGGACTAATCAGGTAGCCCTTCTTCTGCAACTGGTTGGCCACCCACGCATGCCAGTTAGAGATACCGGGGAAGCGCCGGAAGTACTGCATCTGGAAGGCTTCGGCCACGGCCGTCTCGACCTTCATCTGCTGCGCCAAAGTGAACGGCTTGCCATAGTAGTTGGAGCCGTGGGCGCCGCGCTTCGTGATGTCCCGGTAGGAGTAGCCCCGGTAGTACTCGCGCTCTGCGAGTTCGCGGTCAGTCGGGAAGCCGAACACCATGCTGGCCACCATAGTGTGCGAGTCGCCGCCCTCGACAGCCGCGATGTAGTTCTCGTCACCTGACAGGTAGGCGACAATGCGGGCCTCGGCACCCTGCTGGTCCGAGTAGAACAGCATGTAGCCGGGGTCGGCGACGAAGCAAGTGCGCGCCTCCTTCGGGATGTTCTGCAAGTTCGAGCCAATGCGGAACGGATGTTCGCTGGACGACAGGCGGAACGTCTCGGTGCCAGCCACATTGAACGCAGCGTGGAAGCGGTTGCTGGGCGACAGCTTCTTCGACAGGAACTCGATCTGCTTTTCGAGGTCCCGGATACGCAGAATGTGGTTGGCAAAGAGGGCGCCACGCGGATAGTCGCGGGCAATGCGTTCGAGGATTTCCCGGTCGGCCCCGACCTTGACCTCACCCTTCTTGGACTTGGTCTGCTCGGGGATCGCCAGAAACTCATAGAACAAAGTCTGAAGCTGGGGCGTCGAGTTGTGGTTGACGGTCGTGTTGAACAGCGACTCGCACAGGAAGTCGAACCGCGCCTGCACCTTGTCGGCCCGTTCACGCAGGCCACGCACCAGCATGTCCCGCCGCTCGGTGTCGATCTGCACACCGCGCCGCATCATGGTCATGATGGGACCCAGCATCAGTTCGCTGTAGCGGTAGGTCGTCGACGCCCATGCAGGCAGCAGGCCCCCGTCAAAGATTTCCTTGAGGGCCATCGTCTGCATGGTGTCGAGCGCGTTGTATACGATCTCCTGGTTTTCAGGCGTGATCGTCAGGTTCTGCAACTGAAGAGTCTTCACCACTGTCCCCCTTGAGAAACGAATCCCGCATACGGGACATGATGTGAAGCGTCAAGGGCGGCCCATCATAGTTCTTGATGAAGGTCCGCACCCTGACAGGCTCGATGCTGGCAGCAAGGCAGATGCCCTCAAAGTTCTGGGCAGTCGTGCCAAACTCCGCCGTGATCCACGCCTGTGCCTGCTTCTTATGCACAACCCCCTGCGGGGTCTTCGGCTCAGACGTGGCGTCGATCAGGGCCTGAATAATTACGCTGGCCCAAAGCCGGCGGATCGCAGCATCGTCGTCATTCATGTTAGCGCGCCGCTTCCAACACCCGCTCGTAGCGATAATCGTCACGCGAGGTAGTCAGATCGTCGATGACGAACAGACGGAACTCCGGCACAGGCATGCCGGCTGCTGCTTCAAGGTCCTTGTGCAGCTTACCAGTGTTGCCGTTGCGCGTAGTTTCGCGCAGCCACTCCATCAGAACCTCATGCATCTTGTGGCGGGCCTTGACCGTAAGGCCGTCAGCCTCGAAATCGACGCGGAATGAAACCGCAACTTCAGCCATTACTCTCTCCTGCGTTGGGGCGTCAGTCGACTGAGCCGCCCTTGTTGAAGTCCTTCTTGGCCTTGGTCCGCAGATGCTTCCATGCACGGGTCGGAATGTGGAGGGAAGCGAGGAAGCCCAAGCTCTTTTCCCATTCCGGCTGCCATGCGTGGTGACGAAGCATCGTGTCGAAGATCGGGCCACGCGGTCGTATACCGTAGGCATCGAGGTAAGTCAAGTCATAGGTGGCGTTATGAAAACCCCACGCCAGATCGTGGCGGCTGGCCAAGAACCGCAGCCACAACCAGATGTCCAACTCGTCAGCCTCCGACCACACCGACCTGTAGTTGCGATCTTCAAGGTGGACGTAGAGGCAGCAGCCTGACGAGGTTGCCGCCGAGAACTCAGTGATGCGGCACGACTTGTTGGTTTCGACGTCGAACACGATCTCGTTACCAATGTGCTTGGTCGAGAACTCGTAGAGGTCGGCGACCGTCTCGGGGATGTAGACCGTGCGCGGCCTGTCCTCGAAACGCTTGCGCGCCTTACGCATCGCCGACACCACAACGGGCCGCTCGTTCCACGCCATGCGGGCGAAGATGTTGGGTGCGTAGGTCGGCACCACCTGCAACCCCTCGACGAAGGGACTGTCGATGTGGGTGCCCCGGAAGGTGTCGATCTTGGTCTCGCCAGTCAGGCAGAACATGGCGTGCTGCCCCATCGTCAACGCGATGTCGAAGCCCTTCAGCTTCTCGACCAGCTTGGCCTGATCTTCCTTAGCCGTAGACGCCAACTCACCGCCCGGCTTGCTACCCGCAAAGAGGGTGTGCCACTTGGCGACGTAAGCGCGGAAGGCAGTGTGGATGACGGTCGGCTTGAAGCCGGCCGCCTCCATCAACTCCTTGATGACCTGCCACTCCCACTCGGAGAAGGGCTGGCCCGGCGCTGCGTCAATCGCAGGCCAGTCAACAACCAGCGCCAGCTTCACTTTGAGCGCCTCTCCATTTCAGCGGGAAGGTCAATCATCGGCTGGCCATAATAATCGAGCAGCACGTTGATCGCCTCGATATGCTTCATAGCGCGCTGCAAATCCTCCCACAGATACGTCTGGCTATAGTCCTCGTAGATCTCAGTCACCGACTGTTGCATGCACTTGAAGATAACCTGCGCCTGATGCCGAAGCAACTGACACAAGATCATGTCGGCAGTCTCGTCATCAAGTGAGATCTTGATGAAGTCCTCGTCAACTGACAAGACGGTCGCAGTGTTGTTAGCCATTGCTGTTCACCTTGCGGCGCTGGATTTCACGGTCGATGTACCAGCGCGCCTTCTCCAAATCCTCGATGCCTCCCTTGAGATCTGCGCGCCACACATACTTGATGGCGTTGCCCAGACAAAACGACATATACTCGGTGATCTGGATGCACTCGATACCCGACGGGTGCGAATTGTAGTGGACCGGCTTGTTCACCGGATCGTAGTCGCTCATGGTGTGCCTCCGCTGCCTAACACTCAGGTCGGCTTCGTAGCCGGTAAGAAGACGGCCTTGCTCCACAGTTCGCGCTCCTTCAACATTGCGTCAATACCATCTGCCGCGTGGATCGCACCGACCTCACGCAGCCCGTCAGCCGCCTGCTTCAAGGCAGCCACAAGCAGGTTCCACTCGCCGTTCAGGTAACCCACCTGCTCAATCCACGGCAGGATATCGAGGTGCGCCTTGCCAAGCTCGTCAGCAAGGCGCTGCCTCTCACCGCGCAGCCACTCAATCTCGTCAGCGACGACTTCATAAATTGAGTCAGGCTTCCTCTCACCGTGAACCGCCTGTCCACGATTGCGCAGCCGCTCAACGATATCAGTCATGGCGCTCGTCCTTCAGTTCACGCACAAGGACAGCGCACCTGTTTACTGCCAAGATCGCAGCCGCGAGATAGTTTTCCACGTCGAAAGTCGGGGCATGGTCAAGCTCGTTGCGCAGACCCTTGGACATGAGGTCAAGCGCCTCTGCCGCCCTGTTGAACGCTGCATCACGCGCCACTGCTGCATGCTCGTTGATCAGCGCAACAAAGTCAGCGATCTGATTGTCACTCAGGACCATGCCAGTGGCCTCGTAGATTTCATCGGCCCATTCCTCAGTGGTCATTCCTTGCTTTCCTTTTCGAGGCGGGCACGGCGGGCCGCAGCCACGATGGCCTTGGCTTCTAACCGGCGTTCTTCTGCGGTGCGGGCACAAGGCCGGTCGCAGGTGGCGTTGTCGCCGTGCGGATCACAAAAGCAATGATTGTCCATGACAGTTCCTAGCGAGGAAAGACGGGACATTGTAACGCTTCGCCGCGCCCAGTGCAATCTACAAATTCAGCGCCGAGTGCGGGAAGGCGAGGCAATTCTGCACGCGAGCAAGACATATGCTCGACGCGGGCGCCGCGTGCCAAGATGCGGCGATGCTCCAACATGGAGGCGTTCTGACAGGACTGAAGATCGAGGTGCCACGTTACTTGCGGCAACACCCCGGCCACGTTGCCTGCCAGCAGGATCAGCAGGACATACATCTAGCTGCGCTCCTTGAGTGCCGCTTCATAAGCGGTCGATGCAGCGGAAGCGGTGCGGTAGGGCACGCCGTGACATGCCCCGCCCACCCCGTTGACTACATACCACCAGCCGCCACGCGCGATGATCTCAGTGGTGAGTTCGCCAGCCGCCGCCAGTTCGTTGGTGATGCGGCGACGGAGGTCGTGCGCCGGCACCGTGTCAGTGGCATAGACATCAATCTGCATGACCGCCCCACTGCTCTGCCATCGCCGCTGCGATGCCGGTGTAGGTGGTGCTACGCAGCTTCCACCGATCCTTCGAGGGCGGCATCTTGTGGATGCGAGCCTCACGCCCTTCGACAATGTTGGTGGGCTTGAGCAGCGGCAGGTTCTTCAGCCACAGACACGTTGCCTTGGTTTCGCCGTGACCAAACTGCCAAGGCTGGATGATCTGATCGGGCTTGCGGATGCGGCTGCTGATGATGCTGATCGGATTCTCGATGGCGATGCAAGGGATCGGCGCAGCCATCAGAGCGCGAACGAAGTCGAGGGCCTCGCCCTGCTCGAACAGCTTGTCCTTGAACCAGCGGGCGCCGGAGACGGCGAGGTGGGTGCAGGGCGGATGGGCGATCATCAGATCCCACTCTTCCTCGGCGATGACGTCGAGGACGTTGCCCTGATAGTGATGCTCGGTGTCGGCGCTCTCAGTAGGAAGAAGATCACAAGACCAGGCATCATGTCCTAGGGCACGGAAGGCATCGCGGACGGTGCCGCTGTATTCGCAGGCGACGAGGACGCGCATCATACGGTCTCCTTGCTGCTGATGTTTTCACGGTGACGCTGAACAGCGCGCTTGATCTTGGCCTTGAAGTTGAGCGCAGAGCGCGTGTCGGACGGCGACATGGAGAAGAACCACTTGACGGTGCGGTCGCCGATCTGGGTGGTCAGGCAGCCGTGCTTGCCGGCGTGGATTACATCGTAAGGAACGTTTTCTTGTTTGAGGTATTGGAGCGCGGGTTCGAGGTGTTCGCGGGTTTTGCGGGGAAGCATCGTTGTCTCCAATGAAAAGAGGGGAGCAGGCTGCTGCCCACTCCCCTTGAGTTTCATGCCACAGGAAACATAGTCGCCGCTAGATTAGGCGGCCTTCTTGTTGGCCATGTACCACTCGACCGAGTAGTAGCGGTCGACCTTGAGGCGCGGCGTGTTGAGCGGCGTGCCATCACGGTTGGCAGTCTCATGCGACAGGTTCACGACGACCTCGTTACCCGGGAGGATGTCGAGGGCATCGCGGATGCTGTTGCCCACCGTTTCCGGGGCGATGCGAGACAGGCGCTCCTGCACATACGGCAGCGTCTTCTCAGACACCCACTGCGTATCACGCAGGCGGCACTTCGACAGGTCAACGCCCGTCATGTCGCCATCGTGCATGGCGTCGAGCAGCGTGAACTCAAGCTCGATGCCCTGCGTGCCGGAGTTGGCCTTCACAATCTTGGCCGCACGCACAGTGGCAATGTAGTCACCGGCCGGCGCCTGACGGAAGGCGGGGCGCTCAGAGGCGGTGTTCTCGATCACGGTATCAAAAAGGTCAGCCATAGCTGTTCTCCACAGGTTGTGTCCGCTAAGGACGAGGCGGCATATACATCCGGGCTGCCACCCCGTCAAGTCCTGCCCGGAAATTTTTTTTCAGTCCCCGACGGACAGCCCATCAGTGACGGAAACGTCGTCGCTTTCGATAGCAAGGACGATATCGCCCGGCTTATGTTCGACATAAACCTCCTCGGTATTGCCATAACAAACCAAGGACCCATCCTCATGGGGCAAGACTGAATGGATGACTGCTACATTGACGTAGATGTAGGCATACTCACGAGCGATGTTCTTCCTACGCTTGAAGCGAATCAGGTGCGGCATGTCACTTGCTCCCGGTGAGACGGTTCATCATCGAGGCGAGGTCGAACTCCTCGACACCCTTGATGACGTTGGGCGCAGAGGAACGCAGCGCGGCCTTGTTGGTGGCCGACGTCTTGAAGGTGCGCTTGCCGTCGCGCCCCACTTCGAGGTGCCAGATGTCGGAGAAGTAGGTCTGCATCTTCTTCGAGAACTTCTCGCCGACGCCGACCGGGATGTCACGGGCGTTGCTGATGATCTTGCCCTGATCGTCCTTGTCGCCGATCTGCATGATGTGCGTCAGCACAATGACGGACGCTCCCATCTTGTTGCCGGTGAGGTGGTCGAGGATGGCGCTGTAGTAGCGGCCAGCCACGTTGTAGAGCGAGCGCAGATCACGCTTCGTCTCCGGGTCCTCATGCGCGGCAAGCAGCAGCAGATCGCCAAGGAAGGTGCCGCTGTCGATGATGACCACATCCTTTGCGGTCCAGCCCGACGACGGGCCAAGGTCCTCGCCGCCCGGCACCTTCCAGTGTTCGAGCATCTTGCAGAAGCGCCGCAGTTCTTCGAGCGCCTGCTTCGATGCCTGCCCCGTCGCACCGGAGAACAGGTTGGTGCTGGTGATCTTGGCTGCGGCGTAGGTCGAGACGTAAACGTCAGCCGCATTGCTGTTGAGGTAGGACGAAATGACCCGCGTGTTCTGGTCGAAGTCGTGGATCATCAGCCGGTAGCCGGCGTTCGCAAGCTGGGCCAGCGCACCGGTCTTGCCGGAGGCAGGCTCGCCACAGATGAGGATGCGGGGAGGCGGGGTGGTTGCGGTGATCTTAGGCATTGAACATGGTCTCCATGATGTCTTCGCTGATCTTGCGACGGGGATCGGCCTGCCACTGCGGGCAGAACCTAGCCACCGGGCACCACGACTGGCAGCGAACCGCCATGCCGGGGCGCACTTCTACATACGCATCCTTGGTAACGGAGGCAAGCATCTGCGCTTCCTCCTCGTTATCGTAGACGCGGATGGCACGCTTGTTGGTGCCCTTCATCACCGCGAAGCGTTCGGGCCGCGCCCAAACTTCTTCCTCGGTGCAGGGATCGGGCACCTCCGTCTGATGCATACCAATGCGCCTAGCAATGAAAGCATCGGCTTCGTCCGCATCCCACAACGGAATGTCGAAACGCATGGCAGGAGCAGGCGGATAGTTAGTGCTGCTGGCAAGCTGGTTGCGGGACCAGTCACGCAGGATGGCGATGACTGCGATGCCCCCGATCTCCAAGCCCTTCTCACGGGACAGCAGGCGCCGGTAGATGTTGGTCTGCTGCACCCACTCACGGGCCGGGATACCGCCCCGCACCTTGGCAACTGAGGTGACCTTGAAGTCGAACAGCGTGCCGTTGTCGAGGGCAACGTGATCGATCTGGCCCTTCACCTTCCACCCATCATAGACGGAGTAGACGGTCGCCTCGTTCAGCGAGGCAGGCAAACCCAAGCCAGCCCGCTCGATGATATGATGGACGCCCTGCCCAAGCAGGGACCACATCCTATCCGTCACATCCTCCTCAAGCTCATGGTCATGCTTGATGCGAAGCTGTCGCAACTGAGGCGGCGTCAGCAACTCGGTGACCGAGATATCCGCATCGCCCTTCGTATAGGAATCATTACCCACTGCCACGACCAGCGGCTCGGGCATCCCATTCTTATTCGTCAGCTTCATTCGCGGTCCTCCCCAAGTGCTGCGCGGGCATGTGCGATGGCCTCGCCGGGGACAGACTGACAACGGTCGACAGTGTCCCGCTGCCACCAATCCCAAGCCTCGACAATATCCCGCAGCGCCTCCCGCAGCCGATTAACCCTCTCGATAATGATCTGCATCGCAGCGTCGCGCGCTTCCTTAGTCCCCTCTGGTGCGATGCCCTTCTCGATCCACCGATCCCACACGATGATGCGGTCTAGCAATGCCGCCTCGTTCCAGTCGGCCTTCTCGACAGCCTCAAGCATTTCGCGGCTCTGCGCTTCCCACCATGCGACCTTAGTCCGCAAGGCGTTGCGCTCATCCCGCAGAGCGGAAAGCATGGAAGAAATATCCCACGCCCAAAGATTGCCCTGTGCATAGATGACGCCCGTGCCAGTCAGAAACTTCTTCATGGCATTGATGGCTTCGTCGCTGGTGTCGGTCACAGCTTTACGTCCAAAATGTCGGCGGCCATGACGGCGGCTCCCTTCTTCTTGCGGGTTGCGGTGTTCGCCTTCTTCATCTTGGTTGCGGTTTCGGCAAGGAAGGCGTCGTCGGCACGGGCCTTGCGGTTCCGCAGGTTGATCTTCTTAAGCTCCTCGATGGCGAAGGCGAGGTCGGTATCGGACAGCGCCTCGGGATCACGGGCAAAAACCTGGGCGCGCGTAAGCTTTTCTAAAGGAGAAGCAGCAGCAGGAGCAGCAGCATCACATGCACTAAGTTCATCAGCCATATCCAAACTCCATTGAAGCAGTAAAGGGGGAGAGCCGAAGCCCTCCCCCACCTAGGCGACGTTAGATGTCGCCGTCGTCCTCGTCGAAGACGTCGCCCCAGAAGTAGGAACGCTCCTCGGCATCGGGCAGCGGCTCACCGGCCGACTCCATATAGGACTTGTTCTTGAAGATGTCAGCGGCGCCCGGCACCTCGAACATGACGGTGTAGGAGCAGCAGCGCAGCTTCTGGTTGCCGTAGTCAGCGGGCACCGACACCACGTGGGCCGGGTTGATCTTAACCGCGACCATCTTGCCGTCGGACTGCATGAAGTTCTTGGCGTATTCGTAGGCGGCAGCATGGAAGCCGTAGCTGCACGTCACGTTGCGGTTGTCGTCAACGTCATGGCGCGCCATCAGATGAACGGTGCCCGGCGAGTTGTCGAACTTGCCCGAGTGGATGTCCTTGTAGTCGGAGCGCACCGCCTTGTAGGCGAGGAAGCAGCCGTCCTCAGTGACCGGCAGGTTGGCAGCCTCGAGGAACAGGTAGAGTTCCTTGCGCGCCGTCATGGACGGGTTGGCCATGAGGTTCGAGAGGAAGTGGCAGTAGTGTTCGACGGGCAGCCCCTGCTTGAAGAAGATCATCATCTTGTCGGCAAGGTAGTTGGTCAGGGGTTCGCCGCCATAGACGACGCCCTGCTCGGTGATGGAGACGGCGCCGCCGGTCACCTTGGCGAGGAAGTTCTTAACGGAGGCCAGTTCGACAGCCTCCTCGAACTTGCCAGCGCGGATGGCCTCGACAACCATGTCGAAGTTGAAGTGGTCCACGTCGATAAGGATCGGGTCCTTACCAGCGGGGAACAGGGCAACGGAGTCGCTCTTGAGGATGAAGGGGATCATAGGATGTGTCTCCTGTTTCAGCGGTTGATGTAAGCGTTGAGGATGTCGGTCGGGACGTTGTTCAGCGGAGTGTAGCGCATCATCGGGTTGGCATCAAGGAACTTATGCCACTTGACCTCCGCCTGTTGGGCAGCGTCGATGCCCCGCTGGATAGCATCGGACTGCTCCCCGGAAGCATGAGCAGCGAAGGCATCGTAGTTGAGGTGGCCGGGCTGAAAAACATCGCCCGAACCATTAAAGTAAGGCGCCACAAGATTGAAGAAGTCGTCGGCACCCCGCCAAGAATTGTTGGCGTGGGCGGTGCGCAGAACCTTGGCGCAGCCGTAGAAGTTACGCATCAGCCAGTTGCGAATGTTGTTGGCACACACAGCACGTTCAAGCCATTCCTCGCTGACGTTTTCCTGAAACCACGTAGTGTCAAACGCGGCCCATTCGTTGAGGGCAAGCGCCAGCTTGAGATTGGCGGGGCGCTTGGCCGGGTTGGGCAGACCAATGACGCGCGGCTCATTGCCAGCGAAGAAGCCGCCAGAAAAGAGGACAGTGAGCGCACGCTGCTGCGAGTAGTGAGGCTTGCCGTCGGTGAAGTCGAGGTAGAGACCGCCGCCGTTGAGGTCGAGCGGAACAGTCGAACGATTGTAGGAAAGCGCATTGGTATCGAAGGTGTAGCCAGTGGTGCGGCTGACGGTGCCGCGTGCCGTCGGAACCTTGACGGGCACAGGAAGTGAAGCATAGTCAATGGGCTGCGGCAGGCCCATCGTTTCACAGAACTTGCAGATGTCGTCGTAGTCACCGCCACGCAGGATAAGACCACGCCAAGCAGGGGCGCCGCCGAAATAGTCAGTCAGCACAGCGACGTAGTTGCGGGGCGGCGTCTTAGACCAGAACAACTTGTCCTTACTGGTCGCCGAGTGGTCATACATCACAGCGTTCTGGACGTGACGCTGCGCCTTCTTGTGATAGGACTTCTTGCCGATCAGGTCAGCATGAACGCCCTCACCGAAGTTGTCGATGTTGCTGCTGACGTTGCGGGGCACCGGCCTGCCCTTCCACAACAGCTTGTTGGCCGTGGCCAGCTTCTCCATGAGGGTGAGGACACCCTTGTTCTCGCTGCCGTAGACATGGCGACGGGCATGGTAGAGGTCGGGCTGGGCAGCAAGGCCGGTGCGGAAAGCCGCCGTTGCATCGCGGATCACAGCCTTGAGCTTGTCAATGATCGCGTTGCAGGTGGCAGGATCGTAGGACAGGGCTTCGCGGGACGGGCTGATCGACAGGTCGCCGACCGCAAAGCGCAGGAAGATAGACGTGTTGGTGAAGAAGGAGCGCAGTTCGTCAGGCATATTAGGAATGGCGTCAAGGTTCAGCGGGTAGGTGACCAGCCCCATGAACACCTGATTGCCATTGCCAAAGGGAAGGAAAGCCCATTCGGGCTGGCCGTCCACCTTGGTCGGCGACACCATGCCAGTATCGCCAATGCCATCCCAAACGGGATCGACCTTGAAGGCCCATGAGCCGGTGATCTTGGGCAGTTCGGGCCACCACTGGAAGAAGTTCTTAGCCTCGCGGTCCCATGCATACCAGTCCTTCGAGGCGACCTTGACCATGAGGCCAGTGTCGTCGGAGTCCTCAAGGATTTCCTGCCCAGCCAGATAGATGGACGGCTGGCCGTTCGACTTGAAGCAAATGTAGGTGCGCTTCCAGCCGCCGTGATGCGACACGATAGTGAACTGGTCGGTCACGGCGAACGGCGACTTGGAACCAAGGCCGAAGCCGCCAATCGCCGAGTTGTCGTGGTCCTTGGTCGAGCGGAAGTAGGTGGTGTAAAGGCTGATGCAATCGGCGTTGGACAGGCCGGGGCCGTAGTCACGCACGCTGAAGTAAGGCTCGGCGACGGAGGGCAGATGCACCTCAATGTCGGAGAGCGGGCGATCCGTCAGCCGGTGGGCGTCAGCCGCATTGCAGGTGATCTCGCGGATAACCGCCAGGATCTTGTTCTGGTAGAGGTTCGAGGACAGCACCTCGAACGCCTTGGCCGAGGCCGCAATCGTGAAGGCGCCGCCTTCGCCGAGGCCAGCGGACTCGATGGTTTCGTCCTTGGTTGCGAGCAACATGGGGTCAGCCCTTCTTCATCGGGTTCTTGACGAGCCACTTCTGGGCGTCGGCCTCAGAAGCAGCGACATGCACAATCTGCCAGCCGTAGGAACGCCAGCCCAGCGTGTTCCTCATGAACAGCGCAAGGCGCCCCGAGTTATTGTCGAGGTCGGCGTCGGGCCACGGCAGCCACGCCCAAACGTTAACGCGCCCGTCAATGCGGACGGAGAGGTCGAAGGCCGGAGCCTGCGCGGAAGACTTAGACTGCATGGTTGTTACCCAGAAAAGGAGACTGCGGGAGCTTGCGGAGCGGACCCTTCGCACGAAGGCCCACGATGCAAGGGGTGGGGTCAAGGAAACGCAGGTCATTGGCGTCGCCGTCAATGACTTTATGCCCAAGCCAAGTCTCAGGCAAGGCATCGAGGAAGGGAACCGCCACGCCCATACCATTGGCGAGCGCCTTCCTGCAAGCATCAAGATTGTTGCCGGAGAATGAGAACGTCAACTTGTAGTTGGACGGCAGGTTCTTCCGGTTAGGAATCTTGGTGTAGTCATAGAACTGGATGTCGGGCCAACGCTTCATGATGCCTTCACGCTCCCACCGGATATCCGACAGGATGTTGAGGCGAAGCGCCACCTTCATGCCCAACTCGCGGGCATTCTTGCAGAACTGGTAGATGTCGGCGTTGAGGTGATCGACGAAGTGGTCGCGCGCCTCAAAGAACATCTTGGTCTTACGGACGCGCGCTTCCTGCACATTCCGCATGGCACCACGGCCCGCCTTATTCAAGCAGGCAGCAGAGCAAGCCGTGCTGTGGTTCGGGCAGGTGTTGTGCCCGGATTCCCATGCCGGGGCCAACGAAAGGCCCGCCGTTGCGTAGCCCTCGCCGATAGACTTGACAATCTTAGGATTGCCGACCGTCAGCAGGGTGATGTTACGGCTGAGTCGATTGATGAGAGAGCGATCCATTCGAGCGTCTCCATGTATTCATCTTCGTATGCCGAGGCGAAGTCCAGAAGCTCATCATCCGTGAGCTTGTAGCCATCCACCTCGACGCGGGTCAGCGCAATCTGCTGCAATTCTACGTCAGTTTCGTCCTCCGTTGTGACCTCACGCCAGAACACCACCATGTCGGCGAGGATATCCTTCTCATCAATCTTGAAGGACGCCTTCATGAACTGGCAGAACTGCCGACTGATGCTGTCATTCCCCACGATCACCGGCCCCTCGACCGGCTTCGAGGGCAAAAAACCGCTGACAAAGGACATAAAGCTCATAGTGCAGCATCTCCAATTCATCCAGCCTGTCAGCGAAAAGCCCCCATTCGAGGGCCGTCCGCTTCAACCGATCCTTCAACTCGTCAGCCATGACATGCATGTCGTGGCCGATAGCGGCAGCTTCCATTTCGGCAAGCTCGTTCACAGGATGTCCCTCCTATGGAATACGGCGTCGGATGCCTGAGCAACATGCAAGATGCCCTTGGCCTCCGCCGCATAGCGGGCCGCCGCCAACCTATAGTCAAGCGACGTGCCACTCTTAACCAGGTTTTCATAGTCAGCGACGATCTCGTCGAGCAGCCGCCTGATCTGCGGCTTCAACGTCCGGTAAGGATCATACTCCCATTCCAGAAGCTCCTTCTGGCTCGGCAGGATCTTACGCCGCAACGGCATCTTCACTACCCGATTAGCCACAGCTTGCGCCCCCAACGAATGTAAACCCAGCCCAGCGCGCCCCGAGAGACGCGCGGAAACCAGAAGAACGGACGCTTCTCCATCACGCAACCCTCCTGATCTGAACGCCACGCTTCTCACCCTTCGTCACCATCGACGTGCGAATATAAACATGCTCGTTGGTGATCTGCCGGAAATAATTCACGGCGTTGAGCGCCCGCTTCTGAGCGAGGCGAGGCGAGTTATACTCAAGGAAGATAGTCTCGGTCGGCTTCATCTTCAGCACGCGCTGCACAATCTCTGCGCTAAAGCTTGAACCCCGCCACGGCATACCATTCACCTCGGCCGCTTCAACCTGTGAACTCTTGGTGCCCGGGACGACCGGCTTCTCGGGCTGCTGCCCAACAAACACATCGCCGAAGGCGACCAGCTTGGCCTTGAAGCCACGCACTTGCCGGTCGAACTCCTCGACGGTCCACTCCTTGGCGGGCACAGTAAAAACCAGGTCATTCATGGATTTGTTCTCCTAACCGAAAGCCGGAACTGGCCTTCGCTACACCAGCCCCATTGCTGAAGCTGGTGGATGCGAGGGTCAGAGCGCCTCCTCCCGCAGATCATACTGCGGATAGACTGGCATACCCTTGGACTTCATGCGGTCGAGCATCCGTTCCGCCGTCATTCGCGCCTCATGGATACTCTCGACTTTGCGAACAACCTTCTGCTGTTCGACCATGCTACCCCACCGATTGGCGAGGTAGTAGCTCATGACATACTGCTTCATCACACTTCCTCCGTGGTCTTCTTAACGATTGCGGGAAACTCAACCTCATAAACTACATCCGGGGTGAGGTCATGTTGGTCAGCGATTTTCAACAGCGCCGCCCTCATTGACGCGGGCCGATACCAGTTGCTCATGCTGTCGTGAGCCGATTGCAAGTCCCGAAGAAGACTAAGGTTATGGGACATCCAAGAAGGGAGTAAATCGCCATAAGTTTCAAGCAAATACTGGGCGTCGTTACCCTCCATACCCGCTTCATAAACGCTATCGGGAATAAAAACCCCAACAGCACAACGGCTGTTGCCGTTGCCCCGATACTCACAAACGAAATCATTGTATTCATTGAGGTGCCCGCCGGGCTGGCCCTGCTCGGCCATATGCTTAACGGCGGTATCAAAGATTTCCTGCGCGTTCATAGCTTACGTCTCCTTTCGGATGATAAGGGAGTGTGGCACGCCATCATCACGGCTGAAACGGCTGGACGACTCGATGCAACGCTCCATGATTTCCCCGTCGTTAGTAACAAATTCATAGTCGTCAACCGGATACCAACGGTCGCCGCAGCAATCGCAGTCGATATCCTTGGCGACACCATTGAAGTAGATGCCATTCTGCAAGGCAATTTCATTGGCCTCGACAGCATTGGCAGCTTCAATGAATACCTCCTTGGCGGGAGTGTCATACCCCCCGCCTGAATTGTTCTGGCTGAAGTGATAGAATCGCATAGGATTAGGCTTCCCCGTTGTCGATGGTTTCGCAGTAGTCAGAAACGCCCCGGTCATAACCGGCCCGCCACAAATAGCGGTCAGTCTCAGACAAGGTTTCTGGAATATCCATTACCCCTTGCGTAAGACCCTGCATATAACCTTTAGCGTAAGAGTAAAAGTAATCAAACATGGCTTAGGCTCCCTTGCTGATGGCCTTGAGGGACTCACGAACCTGCTTGGCGATATCACCACGCCAGCGGCCCATATTGTTCAGGATGTAAAGGGCCTGCACCTTGGCATCATGGCCCCGCATACCCATCCCAGCAGAAGCATACCCAACTGCATAGTTGAGCGCCTTCTCATTCCGGTTTCGCATGATGGCGGCGCAGCACTCATCGAAGGAAAGCATTTTATTCCTCCACAATGGAAGCGTCGAGGATTTGACCGGGCATGGTCATCTCAATGAACTTCTCAAGACGTTCATTGAAAATCGCAGCCTCGATATCGGATTGCCCATCAAGGCGACCCCCATCCTTGAGATACTCGAACGCAATAGCAACGGCTGCTGCGACGCAAGCCTTCTGCTCGTCGGTCATAGGACTATCTCCTATAAAACCAGGTAAATATATTGGGGATTATCGCTCGGCGTTGTTCGCGGCGACGGATCGGACCCTACCCCGGGCCGCCGGGGCTGTCAAGCGGAAAAATTTTCGCTGCGATTTCAGCGGTCTAGCAGGGGATCAAGGCGCTGCCGGAACGTTACGGGGTTGCCGATTGATCCGGCCTCGCAACGGGCTGGGCCGGGGTCCGAATAAGATACTTGATTTCCTACCTAAGCCTGGCTAATATGTAGTCTCCTGATAAGATACCCTTCCTGCACCCTCCTTCCATCCTCATGGCAAGGGGGCACGCGCGTCTAGGATTCTCACCTACACTCTCACCTAAAAAACCTAGGTATCTCTAGGCTCTCCGCGCGAAAGTGAGAAGGTGAGCGTGGTGAGGGACCGCTTTCCTTATAGGAAAAGAAAGAACATATATAAAAGGTTGGCCGCGCTCCGCTCACTCCCTCACCTTTGGCAAAATCCTCAATGTTTTTAACGGCTTAACTAGGTGAGCGTCCAAGTGACAATGCCCCGACGCGGCGTCACCTTGAATCACACAGGCATGTGTGATATAATTCCTTTCATGAAAGCCAAACAATCCTCCCGTTATAGCCGCCAGAGCGGCCCGCCTCATGTCTCGCCCGAGCGGTGGGTGCAATTTTGTATTGCCTTCAAAGAGGCTTGCGTCACAAAGAACCTACTTGGCCAGCGCAATTGGCGCGCACGCGCCGCACTAAAGGAATCTATGCTGCACGAATGGGGTATCTTAACTTATTGGGATGTATCCAAGTGGAAAGAGTTGCTTCTAGCACGAACCAAAAAAGGCGCAGTAAATCGCGGCAAGGAGTTTCAGCTAACTGAAACTGATCTAGAGCTTCCAACAAAATGCCCTATTCTTGGATGCGAGCTAAACTATATCTCACTCGCAAGCAAAATATGCCCTGAAACTCCTTCAATAGATCGCATTGACAATTCAAAGGGTTACATTCCCGGCAACGTCCAAGTGGTTAGCCTTCGCGCGAATAAATTAAAGAACGATGCCACTCTCGCCGAATTAATTTCACTCGGGCAATGGGCTTCTCGCGCTCGCGCTCTCTCCAACGAGCTCTCTCTCTCTCTCTCTCTCTCTCTCTCTCTCTCTCTCGCCAGGCATATCTTCCTGGCCGTTGGGCGGCATCCTGTGCTGGTGTGGGGTCGCGCGCGTAGGTAGGGGCGCGGCGCGCTGGATTGGTGCGAAGGCGGAAAGGTTCCGATCGGCCCGGCCCCGCAACGTGTGACAGAAAGCAACGGAACGTGAACAACAGGGGAACGGGACGGGAACACGGGATTACAAATGCGTTATTTTTGGCGGGAGCCTATTGACAAGGTTGCGCCCGGTGCCGAGCTTGGGGCCGCCGACGCAATGGAGCGAAGGCGCCGAGCCCCGGCCAAGGGGCGCAGAGAGGATTAATCAGATGGCCCGGAACAAGATTGAAGCGTGGCACAACATCACGCTGACGGAGAAGGAAGTGGCGGCGGTGCGCGCCATCATTGAAGGCGCCTTCAAGGCGGCCGGCGGCCGTGGCGACATGGGGCCGATTTCCACCGGCAAGATCTTGAAGGGGGAGCTTGGGTTTGACGCGGCGCGTTTCGCGGCTGGCAACGTTGAAGATGACAGTGAAGTGGCCAATGCCGAGGCTTGGGCGCTGGCCATTCTGAGCGGCGCCGGAACGCTTGATGAATTGGCGGCATGGCCCGGCATGCAGAAGATGGTGGCGCGCATGATTGCCGCGTCTAAGGCGGCCCCAGCCCCCAAGGCGCCGCCCGCTCCCCCGGCCCCCAAGGCCAAGGCGCCCCCGGCCCCCGTTGTGAAGGCGGCCCCCGTGGCGCCCAAGGCTAAGGCGGCGCCCGGCCCCTATAGCGTGGCGGCCCGGCTTGGCGCCTCGCATGGTGTGACGATCACGCGGAAGGGGAAGCGCGCAGCCTGATAGGCTAGGGGCTAGGCCAGCGCGGCCCGGCCCCTTTCCTCCCCGGCCCCAAGCGCAACGGGGCGGCCCCAGAACAAAGGCCCCTAGGTCAACCGGCCTAGGGGTTTTTGCCGTGCCCCCCGTAGGAATGTTTTCCCAGGCATTTATTCCTTCCGGCCCCGCAACAGCCGTGCTCCGGCCAGCGCCGTTCCGGCCCCGAACCAGAATCCCGTCCTAGGCATTTTTTCCTGGATTTCAGGGGTAGGCGTGGTGGGGGCAGGAAAAATCTAGCCGGCCGTGTTTTTTGTCAGGATACCCCTACCACATTCGCGCAATTTTTTAGACTTTGCCCCATTTACGCCACAATCTCCCATGCCTGGCGCCACTCAACCCACTCAAAAGCCCACCCCCGGTGCGACACCGTCACCAGCAGCGCCTCCTTAAACCCCATCCTCATTCCGGTTCCGGCTCCCCTTCGCGCACGAACACAATCGGCACGTTCACCCAGCCCTCTGCCATCTTCACCTGGAGCTTATACCCCGTATAAACCATCTCGTCCTGCTCGTCCAGCTTATAACGCTGAGCCACGCGCAACGGAATCGCCGGCAACGGAATCGCCATCACATCCTCCCCAAATACAGCACTTCCTCTTCGCGGCCCCGCTTAACCTCCAAATACTCAATTAGATAGGCTTCGGCGTGCTCCACGGACAAACTGCGCGTGCTGGGAACGTGGGTCCAAAAGGGCCACCACCCGCGCCGGGCCTGCGCCTCATACGACCCGAACCTATTCCGTATGATCCGGTACTCCGGCTTGAACCACTTCAGCATGCAGAACCTCCTATACAACGCCACCACTCTAGCCCGGTCGCCGCCCAACGTCAACTCAAATAATTATTCCGCACTCGTAACGATCGCGTGTAACCCGATTCGCCGACATTCGGCCGGGGCAAATGTCACCACTAGGCACGTTCGTTTACATAAGGCCGCGACGTGTTAAAGAAACCGTGCCTACGCTTACATAAGGGCGCGGGGCGCCGGTCGCCGTCCAACGGGGCCAGGTGAGTTACGGGAGCGTAACGCTCACCGGGGATTCTCACCGCAAAAAGGCTTATATATCAAGGGCGTAAGCCCTGAAGGTGAGGAAGTGAGAATGGTGAGCGTACCCTTTTTATGAGAGAAGAAGTAAGAGTATTATATAGAAAAGGTTGGAAAAACGCGCTCACTCGCTCACCTTCTCACTTCTTCAATGATTTCAATGACTTAGCTGGGCCCGGGGAGGGAGGAAGGCTTTTGGACTTTCTCACTGCGCGGGGCTTCTCACCTACTCTGGCAAAAGGGTGCATTTCGGCAGGGTAGAGTCCTATATAGCATAGGTCAAGGGGGAAATCAAGTGGGAGGGCCCGGCGGGTCCCTCGCGTAGCGATGCTTGACAAATGGGGTCGGTTGCGCTATATTGCTCCTTGTCAGCGTGTTGCAGTATGCTGGCGCACTTTAGTAGACTGTATTGCTTTGGTTGTGTGTTCGTGTGTGCAGAGTAGCCTCTGCTTAACTAGGGCGGGTCGCAGCCTAACTGCCGGCGGGCCCGCCCACCTTTTCCGACGCCGTCGCCCCCGCCTTTGTGGCATAGGCGGCGGCACCCCCGTTAGTATAGCTGGCGGGGTCTACGATCTGGATACGGTTGGGAATGCTCGGCCGTCGTGATGCCAGGACGTCGCGGACCCAAAGCGTGAGGGTCTGCCCCTTCCTTGACAAGCTGAGAGTTCGGGACTAGATTGCGTCTCCCATCAACGAGGAGAGCTATCGGTGGATGTGACCTATCTGGGCCACTACGGGGACGACCTGACGGTTGTCAACGCGGCCCGCGTGTCGTTTGGGAAGCGGGTGCAGGAGTTCCGGCCTGAGAAGGATGGCCGGCTTCTGAGCTATCTGGCGCGGCATAAGCATGAGTTGCCGTTCGCGCACCCGCATGTGAGCTTCCACTTCAAGGCACCGATCTTTGTTGCGAGGCAGTTGGCCAAGCACCAGATCGGCTTCGTGTGGAGCGAGATCAGCCGCCGCTATGTGAAGGATACGCCGGAACTGTACTGGCCGCGCGAGTGGCGTCGGGGTTCTGAGGATATCAAGCAGGGTAGCACCGACGAACAGTGGCAGGACAAGTATGGTGTGACGGAGCGGGTGGATATTGCGGCCCGGTCGCTGGTGTGGGATTACAAGCGCATGGTTGCGGAGGGTTGCTGTGCCGAGCAGGCGCGGATGATCCTGCCGCAGAACATGTATACGGAGTGGCACTGGACTGGTAGTTTGCTGGGCTGGGCGCGGGTGTGGGGCCTTCGGGTCAAGCCTGATGCGCAGCGTGAAACCCGCGAGGTTGTGGAGAAGATTGGGCCTAAGATGGCAGAGCTTTTCCCGTTTTCGTGGGCAGCCCTGACCGCAGCGCGGTAGTAAAGTGGGCTGGTTTTTGGTATAGTGGTTGTTCACCTGATATAGGGAGTTGTTGATGCGTAACTTCGATGAGCCGCGCATGCCGTCCGCGCGCGCTGCCACGATCATTCGTCGTACCTATGCCCGCCCGACCGAAGGCGGTGGGTTTGAGTCGTGGGAAGATATTGTGGGCCGCGTGATCAGCCACCAGCGTTGGCTGTGGCAGCGGGCTCTGGGCGACAAGCCGCTGGACATCATGCAGGAGGACGAGCTTGAGGAACTGCGTGAGGTGCTGCTGACCCGGGCTGGGTCCGTGAGCGGCCGGACGCTGTGGCTCGGTGGCACGGAAGTTGCAAAGCGCCGTGAGGCCAGCATGTTCAACTGCGCGTTCACGAAGATCGAGACCGTGCATGATGTGGTGGATGCGTTCTGGCTGCTGTTGCAGGGTTGTGGCGTCGGCTTCGAGCCGGTGGTTGGGACGCTGAACGGGTTCACGACGCCGATGGACATTCAGTTGGTGCGCAGCGAGCGTCATCTGCTGGAGCAGAAGAAGGGCCGCGAGACCAACGTCGAGACCTACACGCAGGAGGATGGCAAGACCGTCTGGACTATTAGCGTGGGTGACAGCGCCGAAGCGTGGGCCAAGTCGGTTGGCAAGGTGCTGGCTGGCAAGCGGAAGGCTGATGTGCTTCGTCTCGACTTCAGCCAGATTCGTCCGGCTGGTCAGCGCCTGCGCGGGTATGGCTGGATTTCGAGCGGCGATGAGACTTTCGCGCCCGCGATGGAGCGGATCGCGGAAGTTCTCAACAAGCGGGCGGGCCAGCTTCTGAGCCGGATTGACATCCTCGACCTGCTCAACCACCTTGGCACCACCCTTTCCAGCCGGCGTTCGGCTGAGATTGCACTGGTTCCGCATGGCGACCCGGAATGGGTGGAGTTTGCGAAGGCGAAGAAGGACTTCTGGGTTCATAACAACTTCCACCGGCAGCAGTCCAACAACTCGGTGATGTTCAAGTCGCGTCCTACGCAGGCCGACATCACGGAACTGTTTGATCTGATGCAGGAAGCTGGGGGCTCGGAGCCGGGCTTCATCAATATGGTGGAGGGTAAGCGCCGTGCCCCGTGGATTTCGGGCGTGAATCCCTGCGCCGAGATCCTGCTGCCGAATAAGGGCTTCTGCAATCTGGTTGAAATCAACCTGAGCCTTTATAATGGCGAGGCGGTGAATCGCCTGTGGCGCACGGCTGAACTGCTGGCGCGTGCCAACTACCGCCAGACCTGCGTGAATCTGGTGGATGGTGTGCTTCAGCGCGCGTGGCATGAGAACAATGAGTTCCTGCGGCTGTGCGGCGTGGGCATTACGGGCGTTGCTGAGTGGGAGTATGCGGACGATCCGAAGGCTTGGCAGACGCTGAAGCTGACGGCGAAGACGGCTGCGTACAAGATGGCCGACGAACTCGGGCTTCCCCGGCCGAAGGCGGTCACGACGGTCAAGCCGTCGGGCACTCTGAGCAAGATTATGGACACGACTGAGGGTGTTCATAAGCCGCTGGGCAAGTTCATCTTCAACAATGTGCGGTTCAGCAAGCACGATCCGTATGTTGAGAAGCTGATTGCCGCGAACTACCGCGTGTTTCAGGACCCGTCCAGCCCGGATGCCGTTCTGGTCACGTTCCCCGTCGCTTATGAGAACGTCAAGTTCGATGAAGTGGACGGCAAGTTCGTGAATCTGGAGCCGGCGACGGTGCAGTTGGACCGTTATAAGCTGCTGATGGACCATTATGTGGACCATAACTGCTCGGTCACGATCAGCTACAGCCCGGAAGAGGCGGCTGCTTCGGCGGAATGGCTGCATCAGAACTGGGATCACTATGTGGGCGTGAGCTTCCTGTACCGGACTGACCCGACGAAGACCGCTAAGGACCTTGGTTACCTGTATCTGCCGCAGGAAGTGGTGGACGAGGCGACGTTCCGGGCCTATGCGGACACCCTGAAGCCGCTGGAAGGCGGTCAGAAGGGGGCTGAAGAGGGCGATAAGGACGAGCAGGAGTTCGAAATTGACACCGGGAGCGAGTGCGCAACCGGGGCTTGCCCGATCCGCTAAGATCGAGAGCCCGTGTAATGGAAAGTGTAGTGTTAATCGGGCTGTTGAGCCTGCTTGCTGTACCTCCTGCCGCCGTACTCTTGAGGAGTTGGCGGGATGGCGCGGATTTACTGATGAAGAACGGCGGGCCGTCATGGAGGTGCTGCCTCTAAGGGCCCGTAAGTCTTGACTTCTGGAAGCCGGTAGGGTACTATTCCTATCGGCTTCTACCTTTTGAGGGCAAGGTTATGCAGTTTAGCGTGGAATATAGGGGTGGGGTGTTCTTCTTCTCGGTGAGTGCGCCGGAGACGGACCCGAATTACCTTGAAGAGTTCGAGATCGAGGACCCGGAGCAGGCCAAGGACATGGTCGAGGACCTGATCGAGGAAATTCAGGAGGCTGAAGAGGTCGACGACGACGTTGAGGACCTGTTTGGTCGGACGGAGGACTGATCGTGGCCCCGGCCGCGCCCAGCAAGGAGGCATTAGACGCCCTCGAAGAGTTTGCTGAGATGGCGGCTCTCGATAAGAAGGTGGCGTTGGCGATTTCCAAGGTGATGGCACGGTCTCCCAGTGCGGTTTTGATTGCGTGGGAGGAGAATGGCGAGGTTCGCGCGACGACCATACCGTTTTCGGTGTGTCTGGCCAAGGGAATGTCGGATGCTGTGTATGAGTTGCTTTGGGGCGACGGCTCTGGGCCGGCGGGTGATGAAGGTGAAGAGGTCGATGACCACTAAGCTTCTCTTCCACTGGAATACTTTGCCTGCGTATGTTATACTTTTCCGCTAATCAAGGATAGGTAGAATGAGTCCGCAGATGCTTCGGCCGGGAAGCGGCTGGAAAGACTAATCTAGATGCCGCTCAAGCTCAATAGCTCTGGTGGTGGCAGCGTCACCCTCGACGTGCCTAGCACGGGCGCCAATTTCTCTGCGACTGTCCCCGCCAACACTGGCACGCTGGTGACCACTGGCAGCACGGCCGTTGTGACGCCTGCAATGCTGTCCCAGCCCCTGACCTTGGACACCGCTAAGGCTAGTACCAGTGGTGCTTTTGTAGATTTTACGGGCATTCCGTCTTGGGCACGCCGTATCACGGTAATTTTTAACAACGTCAGTACAAACGGGACTAGCAACCTACTCATTCAGATTGGTTCGGGTTCTTTTACGACGACGGGTTATAATAGTACCGCAAGCTCGGCAAGCCTTGCCACGGCGTCTACAATAGGTCTTCTAGTTACTTTTCAAATAACAGCAGCAACAGGGCAGTCCGGTCTTGCTACGCTAGTTAATGTTTCGAGCAACACTTGGATATTTAGTTCTGTGACGACTTTTAGCAATGCTACAAGCGGGAACCATGCTGCCGGGTTTTCTCCGAATCTTTCGGGTGCCCTAGACCGGATTCGCATCACCACGGTGAACGGCACCGACCTCTTCGACGCTGGTTCCATCAACATCCTGTACGAGGGCTAAGAGATGCCCGTCATCATCAACGGCTCTACCGGCATCTCTGGCACGGACGGTTCCACCGGGACGCCCGCGATCCAAGGCACCGATACCAACACGGGGATGTGGTTCCCTGCGGCTGACACCATTGCATTCTCTGAGGGCGGCACCGAGAGCCTGCGGCTCAACAGCAGCGGCAACGCCGTCTTCACCGGCACTATAAGGTCGGCGGGTGTTGCATCCGATATCTACTCTCTTGTCTCGGATACTATCAAGGCGAGTACCAGCGGTACCTTTGTGGATTTCACGGGTATCCCATCGTGGGTGCGGCGTATTACCATGATGCTCGATGGTGTTAGTACCAATGGCAGCAGTAATCTTATTGTGCAGCTTGGTACGTCTTCGGGCCTTGAACTTACTAACTATCGTGGAACGTCGTTCTATCCGGGTGCTACATACTCCGGGATGACTACGGGGTTTATGCTTTCTCCAGCAAACGGTGCTACCAATTTGTGGTGCGGTAGCATTATTATGTCGCTTGTAGGGTCCAACACATGGGCTGAGCAAGGTATTATCAGTCTTTCAAATGCGAGCGCGCTGGGCATTTCTTCGGGCGCAAAGACGCTTGGCGGCACACTTGATCGAGTGCGCCTTACTACGGTGAACGGCACCGACCTGTTCGACGCCGGCAACGTCAACATTCTTTACGAATGAGACTGCGACCATGAGCACTGTAGTCACGACGAACCTCAAGCACAACGCCTCCGCGATCAACAACATCGTGCTGGACTCCAGCGGCAATGTCAATGTGGGTACGAGCGGGCAGGCGCAGAGGCTGTATGTTAGCGGCAATGCGGCCATGAACATCTCTGCTCTGACTGACGGTGCGACGATCACGCCGAACTTCGGCACGGCCAACAACTTCTCCGTGACGCTCGGCGGCAACCGCACGCTTGCCAATCCGACCAACTTGGAGCCGGGGCAGTCGGGCGTGATCTTCATCACGCAGGACGCGACGGGTGGCCGTACCCTTGCGTATGGTTCGTCATGGGACTTTCCGAGCGGCTCGGCCCCGTCGTTGACGACGACCGCAAATGCGATTGATGTGCTGGTGTACTCGGTGCGATCCTCGACCAGCATTGCTGCCCAGCTTATTGTTAACATTGGCTAGGTCATGGGACTTCCGGTCGAAGTAAACTCTCTTCTGCTGGGCAGCGGTGACTATCTCATCGAGCGGTCGCTGCGACTCCGCGCAAATGCGAGTCCGCAGCTAAGTCGCACGCTAACGACGGCTTCTACCAGCAGCACCATCTGTACCTGGAGTGCATGGGTGAAGCGTGGGGCGCTGGGTGCATCTCGCGCCAATATTGCCTATAACGGCAACACCGCCGGCAACGGCAACATGATCGTTTTGGAGTTTGCCTCCGATACCATCCGGGCATTCTTCGACGGTGGCATTGCGACGGTCATTCAGACGACCGCTCTCTACCGCGATCCCACGGCTTGGTATCATATTGTTCTTAACTATGACAGCACGCAGGCTACCGCTTCCAATCGAGTGAGGCTGTTCGTTAACGGTTCACAGATTACTTCTTTTTCCTCTGCGAGTTATCCTTCACTTAACCAAGCGTTCAACGCGGGCAACACCAATGTCCAATACATCGGCAACGGCGGCGCATCTCCCTGCGACGGGTACTTTGCCGAAGTGCATTTTATTGACGGGCAGTCGCTGCCGGCTTCGTCTTTTGGCCGGACCGATCCGGTTACGGGTGTGTGGATGCCTCGACGTTATACCGGAACTTACGGTACTAACGGCACCTACTTGAAGTTCACCAATAACAGCGCCGCAACTGCGACAACCATCGGACGTGACTTCTCGGGCAACGGTAACAACTTTACGCCGACGAACATTAGCGTGACGGCAGGCACCACTTTTGACAGCATGTTTGACAGCCCCACCAACTATGGCGACCGCATTAACGGTCGGGGCAACTACGCAACGTGGAATCCGCTTGACGTCAGTAGCTCCACTATTTCGGCGGGAAATCTGGATGTTAGCATTCCTTTTGCGACAACCAGCATTGTTAAGGCAACTGCCGGCGTTAGTAGCGGCAAGTGGTACTGGGAAACCACCATTACGGGCGGCGGCCTTGGCGCTGCCGGCATTCTCGTTCACGGTACCGCAGAAAGCTATTATCCGGGTTATACAAGCGCAGATGGTATTAGCTATAACTTTGGCGGAACTGTATACCGTACTGGCGCAATTATCCAGACGTATACATCTTTCACCACAAACGACATCATTGGTATCGCGCTTGATCTCGATAACGGTAGGCTATACTTCTCCAAGAATGGCGTATGGCAGGGCGGCTCGGACCCGGCCACCGACACAAGACCAGCAGCCACAACCAACTTGACGGGACGCTTGTGGTTCCCAGCGAACGGAAATAACTCTGCATCTGCGGCCACGCACGCGGTAAACTTCGGCCAGCGTCCCTTCGCTTACACACCGCCCACCGGCTTTCTGGCGTTGAATACACAGAACCTGCCGACGCCTATTATCCAGAATGGCGCACGGCATTTCGATGTGGCCACCTACACCGGCACGGGCGCCTCGCGTTCAATCACGGGCGAGTTGTTCTCCCCCGATCTGGTGTGGATCAAGTCCCGGTCTGCGGCCACAGATCACGCTCTATATGACACGACGCGCGGCGTTCAGCTTCAGCTTGAAAGCAACAGCACGACCGCCGAGACGACCGAGACGACCGGCCTCACCGCGTTCAACTCGGACGGCTTCACAATTGGCGCGCTCGCCCAGGTCAACACCAACACTGCCACTTATGTCGCGTGGCAATGGGATGAAGGTGTGACGCCCGGCTTTGATGTGGTGACATACACCGGCACGGGCAGTGCGCTGAATGTTTCCCACAATCTCGGTGCTGTGCCTCGCTTGATGCTTATCAAGGCGCGGAACAATACCGTTGCAGATCATTGGGGTGTCTACCATGGCTCCTTGCCAAACACGCAGAACCTGTACCTCAACCTGACAAATGCTGCCGCCACGGCAAGCATGTGGAATAGCACCAGCCCTACGTCCTCCGTATTTACGGTTGGTGCTAACAATGATGTAAACAGATCAACCCTTAACTATGTTGCTTACCTTTGGTCAGAAGTTCCAGGTTTCAGCCGTTTCGGCTCCTACACTGGCAACGGTTCGACGGACGGCCCCTTCATATGGTGCGGCTTCCGCCCTCGTTGGGTGATGTTCAAGCGCACCGATACCACGGGCGACTGGGTAGTTTTCGATACAGCGCGGGCGCCCGCGAATACGACGGATCTTAACCTCACTCCCAATGCTGCGACGGTGGAGCGGACTGACGGCATTGGTAACAGTACAGCCGGCTTCCCCATCGACATCCTGTCCAATGGATTTAAGCAGCGTAGCACGGGGGCGGCTCGAAACGCCTCTGGCGGCACCTATGTTTTTGCGGCCTTTGCCGAAAACCCTTTTAAGATAGCGAGGGCTCGCTGATGTTTCTCCTTAATGGAGTGTCCCTGCCGATTGACATGCCCTTCGAATCGAACGGCATCAAGTACCCGGCCAACTGGCTGCGGCTAGCCTCCCCCGAAGAGCGCGAAGCCATTGGCATCACGGAGGTGGTGGAACAGCCGCGCCCCGACGACCGCTACTATTGGGTGACCGATAACGGCGATGGTACCTTCACAGCCACGCCCAAGGACCTCGACGGGCTCAAGGCCGCCGCTATCGCGCAGGTCAAGGCAATCGCCGGCTCCATGCTGGCTGCCACTGACTGGAAGGTCGTTCGGGCTGCCGAAGGCGCGAAGCCCTGCGACCCCGACACGCTTGCTGCTCGCGCTGCCATCCGTGCCGCCTCTGATGCCAACGAAGCAGCCGTCGTCGCCTGCACCACCGTAGAAGACTTGGCTGTCCTTACTTTCAACTGGTCTGCACCCTCCGCTCCGGCTCCGGCAGCGGCCCCTGTAAATAATGACCAACTTGGTGTAAACTAACAAGTAGCTGAGACGTAGGGGAAACCAAGATGGCCGATCCAAAAAAGATTTCTGAACTTCCGCCAGCCGGCCCCCTTACTGGGGTTGAGCTTGTTCCGATTGTGCAGAACAGCGGAACACTGCGGACGACTGTGTCGGCCATCGGCATCTTTGCTACCAGCGCCGTCAGCAACGACCTCGCCGCCGTCTCCGCGCGCCTTGATGTCGTGTCGGCTGCCGTCTCCGTCAATGCTGCCCAGATCGCAGTCGTCTCGGCCCTCACTTCTGTCAACGCGGTCGCTATCACGTCCGTCAATGCGGTTGTCTCGGCGCTTGAAGTGCGTGTCAGTGCGGTGTCGGCGGCTGCCGTTTCGTTGGGCGTGGCCCTCACCTCTACTAACAACGTCGTTTCTGTTCTCGCTGATCGTGTTGCGGCAGTCTCGGCTTCGGTGTCTAGCCTCAACATCCAATTGGCAGCGGTCTCTGCCCTGACGTCGGTCAACACCGCCGCGATCACCTCTATCAATGCTGTGACTTCCGCACTGTCGACGCGCGTCTCCCTAGTTGAAGCGGCGCTCTCGGCCATTGGTGACGTGTCGGCTATCGCGGCCCTTGTGTCCACGGTCGCCATCCTCGACGCCGAAGTCTCTGCCCTCGAAATCCGCGTCAGTGCAATTTCCGCTACAGGCGTTGCCAACTCGGCCGCCATCACCTCCATCAACAACGTCGTTTCTGCTCTCGAAATCAGGGTTAGTGCTGCATCAGCAACCGGCGTAACCAATGCGGCTGCAATCACCTCTATCAACAACGTGGTGTCGGCACTCGAAATCCGCGTTAGTGCCGCCTCCGCTACCGGTGTTACCAATGCAGCAGCCATCACGTCCATTAACAATGTGGTCTCGGCGCTTGAGGTGCGGGTCAGCACAGTCTCTGCTGCCGTCTCCGTCAACACCGTAGCCATCAACGCAGTCTCGGCAGCAACCTCCCTCCGCGTCCTGCGTGCCGGCGACACCATGACCGGCCAGCTTGCCATCGCTGTTGCAGCCAATACTATCGGCGTCAGTGTCAGCGGTGGCCTCGTCGTCACCAGCGTCGTCAACTTCACAGGCGACAGCGCCCTTCTTCTCCACTCGGGCACTACCGCTACCCGGCCCACTTCCGTAACACCCGGCCTTATCCGCTTCAACAGTGGCTCCAATACCTTCGAAGGCTACACATCGGCGACGTGGGGTGCAATCGGTGGTGGCGGTGGTGCCACGGGCGGCGGTGCCAACCAAGTCTTCTACTTGAACGACACGGTCGTGTCGGTATCCTATTTGATTCCGTCTGGCAAGAATGCTGGTACCTTCGGCCCCGTCACCATTGCTACGGGCGTGACCGTCGAGGTGCCGACCGGGTCGACGTGGACCGTCGTGTAGTGAGAGGGTGAGAATCCTCTTGCACACGACGCTCACCTCATGTAGGATGCGCTTCTGATCAAGGAGCCCTGCATGTCAGATAAGATCAACCGCGTCCAGCTTATCAACGATGCGAAGCTTCAGCTTTCGCCGTGGACCACCGAAGATGGCCGTCTCTTCCTCGACTACACCGAAGCTGGTGTGCGGCGCACGTTGACCATCACGCCTGCCGGCCACTGCGACTTCCGTGGCTGGTTCACCTCCTTCTGCGTCGATCAGGTCAACATCGTGCCCGGCGGCGACCTCCTTAACTCGGCCCAGACCTACTTTGCCCACTGGGTTCGCTCTCAGGGCCGCAAGGTCAAGGACTTCATCCGCATCGGCGGCAAGGTCGGCGAACTCTACATCGACATCGGCAACGATGCCAACGATGCGTGGTGCATTTCGACCTCCGGCATTACCAAGCTGCCCGGCGGCCCGACCCATATCCGCATGCTGCGCGGCGCGGGCATGCTGCCCCTCGTCGACCCTGACCTCTCGGCGCCCGCCTCTGAGTTCCCCGAACTCCTCAAGGACTTCATCGCGGCCGACGAAGACAGCCTCATGCTCCTGACCGCGTGGCTGCTCGGCTGCCTCCGGCCCGAAGGTCCTTACCCCGTCCTCACTATCTCCGGCGAGCAGGGCTCTGGCAAGTCCACCGTCCTGCGCCTGCTGCGCCGCATTATCGACCCGCATGCCCTCGACATGCGTACCCCGCCCGAGGACCAGCGCGACCTTCAGGCTATGGTGCGCAACTCCTTCGTCCTCGCCTTCGACAACGTGTCCTTCATTTCCAACAAGATGTCGGACGCTCTCTGCGTCATCAGCACCGGCACCGGGGCACAGGGTGGCCGCGCCCTTTACACCAACGCCGAGGAGTCCGCAGTCCGCGTTTGCCGGCCCGTCGCCATGAACGGCATTCCTGACGTCGTCGAGCGCGGCGACCTTGTTGACCGCTCGATCCATGTGCATCTGCCCCGCATCGACCCTCGCAAGCGGCGCGATGACTACGAGTTTTGGGAAGCCTTCAACGCCTGCCATGCCCGCCTGCTGGGCTCGCTTATGAATGCAGCGTTGATTGCTACGCAGAATTATGGTAATGTACACTTGGCTGAAAAGCCGCGTATGTCTGCGTTTGCGGTCTGGGCGGTGGCGGCTGAGAAGGCTTTTGGCTGGCAGGAAGGGCGCCTTATGGAAGTCTATAAGCGCAACCGTTCTGCGGCAGAGAGCCAGATGCTCGAATTTCATGGGATGGCTTCGGCTATCCTGCGGATGATGGATAAGCAGAAGGAGTTCTCGGGGACGTATTCGGACCTGATTGGCCAGCTTGAGATGAACATTGGTCCCCGCGAGAAGCTGCCGCAGACTTCGCACAGCTTCGCCGCCGAACTGAAGCGTATCCGTCCTGCCCTCGAACGGCAGGGCATTCGCTTCTTTAGCGCGGGCCGGGCGACCAGTCTTTCGCAGAAGGGCCGTTCTCGGATCTCGATTGTCCGCGAAGACGACGAAGCCGGAGTAGCATGACGGACGAACCTTTCGATCTTGCCGACGAAGTGGTGGAGGCGACCTCTCCTGAACAGGGGGAGGCGCCTGCGCCCAAGCGTAAGCGCAAGTACCCGCCGTCGCAGAAGGATCGCCAAAAAGGCTACCGACGTGAACTGCGGCGCATGAACATCCACAAGCCTGCCCGCGCCGTCACCAAGGAAAACGTCGACGCGATCCGCAACCTGCGCGATCACCTGCGCGAAACGTGGCAGGCTAAGTGGGACAAGATCACAGCCATCAAGAAGCTGACGCCCAAGCAGGTTGAGTTCGCTCGCCAGTTCGCCCTGAACGGCCGCTCCAACAAATGCGGCGCCATGCGTCTTGCGGGCTACAACAGCAGCAACCCCGTCGTCCTGTTGGAGATGGCCAACCGTATGCTGGTCATCCCGGAGTTCCACGACCTTATCAGCGCGTTCGAGATTGAGGAGAAGGCACGCATGAAAATCAACATCGAGGATGTCGTCAAGTGGTTCAACGACATTGCCACACAAGCTATGGCCTCTGGCGACTTTACCAACGCCAACCGCGCCATGGAAAACCTTGCCAAGTATCTTGGCATGTTCGTTGAGAAGAAGGAAATCGTCCACCGGACCATCCACTCCAAGGAGGAACTGGATACCCGGATCAGCGAACTGACTGCCATCCTGCGTGAAGCCGAGCCGGAAATTGAGCGCAAACTCCGAATCAACTGAAGAACGCCTCCTCCGAGTAAAGGCGGAACTAGCTGACGCCCTCCATCAAAAAGCAATCATGGAGGCGCGAGAGGACTTCTACGTCTTCGTCAAACTACTCGCCCACCTTATGTTGGACGGCAATGATTACCGAGACGGGCGTCACATCGAGTCTATAGCGGCGACCCTCGCCGAAGTTGACGATGGGTCCGTCGACCGCCTGATGCTCATGCTGCCGCCGGGCTCCATGAAGTCAGTCCTCCTCATGCTGTTCGTCGCGTGGTGTATGGGCCGCCACCCAACTTGGCGCTTCATGTGGATCTCGCACACCACCGACAAGGCGGTCGAATGCTCCGGCCGTATCCGCGACCTCATTCGCTCTGCCGAATACCAAGAGATCTTCGACGGCGTTCGCATCCGCGACGACATGTCGGGCGTCACCAGTTGGAAGCTGATCACGGGCGGCTCCTTCATGCCAGCGGGCGCGGGCAAGTCCATCGCTGGTTACCGCTTCAATCTGGGCATCTTGGACGACCCCCTGTCCGAGCAGACTGCTAAGTCCGACACCGAGCGCGAGCGCGTCAACAACTGGTACGGCCCCGGCTTCCGCTCCCGTAAACTGCCTGACTCCCGCATCATCCTCGTCAACACCCGGTGGCATGTGCGCGACCTTTCAGGCTTCCTGCTCGACAAGGCCGCCCGCAACCCGCGCGTCGACCAGTGGGAAGTCATATCCATTCCGGCCATCCTCGACAAGCCCGCAGCCGAATATCTGATGCTGCCCGAGAGCGAGTCCTACTGGCCCGAATACATCACGATGGACGACCTGATCGCTACGCGCGAGGGTCTGTCGCGGGCCGACTGGGGCGCCCTGTACATGCAGACCCCGACCGGCGAGGACGGCAACGTCTTCAACAAGGACGACTTCCAAGATTGGGACGAGGACGATCCGCCCGAGTGTGACGAGATCATCCAGACCCTCGACACCGCCTTCTCCACCAAGGCCAAGGCCGACTTCTCCGTCATCCAGACGTGGGGCATCTTCCACCTAACCTTCACCGACGAGAAGGGTTTCGAGTATCAGGAGCCCAATGCCATTCTGCTGAACCAAGTCAGGGGCCGGTGGTCCTACCCGCAGCTTCGCGCGGTGGCCAAAGAACAATACAGTACGTTCAAGCCGGATCGCATAATCGTCGAAAATAAAGCTTCGGGTCAGTCCCTAATTCAGGACCTCAAGCTCAATAAGCTGCCTGTGTTGCCTTTTCAGCCCGACCGTGATAAAGTGGCTAGGGCTCATGCGGTGACAGGCATTATTGAGCGTCAGCGCGTCTGGCTACCCCTCAAGCGGAAATATGCGGCCGAGCTTTTGCAGGAGGCCCTCGAATTTCCAAAGGGCGCCCATGACGACGCCGTCGATGCTATGGTGATGGCCCTGCTCTACTTGCGCCGCCGCTATGAATTGACGCAAGAAAAGGTTGGCAACAATGACCGGCCCTCAAGTAGACGCCCTTTCAAGAGCTATTGGAGTCAAGTAACACATGTCTGATAATCTCGAAAATCCAGAAATGGAATTTGAGTTCTCTGAAGAGACGCTCGAAGTTATTCCGGCCGACGAGATTGTCGAGATCGACATGTCGTTCGGTGCTAACCTCGCAGCCGGCATGGACGATGTAATACTTCGTGACATCGGCTCCCAACGTCAAGATGCCCTTCAGAACTTCAAGAACGCCCGCCAGCAGTGGGAAGAGAAGATCAAGCAGGGCATCCACTGGCTGGGCCTGAACACCGAGGGCCAAGGCAACACCGAGGTCGACGGGGCCTGCTCGGCCGTCCACCCCCTCCTCATCGAGAACGTGGTCAAGTTCCAGGCTAAGGCCATCCAAGAACTGTGGCCTGCCAAGGGTCCCGTCCGCACCAAGGTCCGTGGCTACGTCGACATTCCCCGCGAACAGGCCGCTGCCCGCGTCCGCACCTACATGAACTACCAGCTTACCGAGCAGGTGCCGGGTTTCTATACCGACCTCGAACGCAACCTGTTCCGCGTCGGCTTCATGGGCACCGGCATCCGCAAGGCCGGCTGGAACAGCGTGAACTCGGCGCCCGACCCGACCGTCGTCTACGTCGAGAACTTCTACATCGACCCGTCGGCAACCCACCTCCGAGATGCCGAGGAATATATCGAGGTCATGGAGCTTTCCACCCGCAAGATGGAGAATCTTGTGGCGGCAGGCACCTTCCTCGAAGTCTCCGAGAACGATGCCGAGGAAGTCCTCGACACCAACGAGATCACCGAAGCCATCGCCAACGCCCAAGGCTTCGACATGTCGCTCGAACGCAAGGGCTACACGGTCGGCGAGGCCCACTGCTATCTCGACCTGAACGGCGACGACCCCAGTCTGCCTAGCGGCGGCATGGCGCCCTACATCGTCCACTTCAACGTCAAGACCGGCAACGTCTACTCCATCAAGCGCAACTGGCGCGAGGACGACGTCGCCAAGACCAAGCGCATCTGGTACACCGTCGACCAGTTCATCCCGGCCTTCGGCTTCTACGCCCTTGGCTACGTCCACCTGATCGGCGACCTTGCGGCCTCCGCGACCGTGGCCCTGCGCGCCCTCGTCGACGCAGGTCAGTATGCCAACTGGCAGGCGGGCTTCAAGTCCCAAGATGCCAAGTTCTCCGACAGCGACACCCCACTGGGCTTCGGCGAGTGGCGTGACGTCAATCTGTCACCTGAAGAACTGAGCAAGGCGTTCTTCCCGCTGCCGGCCAAGGAGCCGAACCAGACCCTCTTCACCCTGCTCAAGTTCATGGTGGATAGCGGCCAGAAGTTCGCTGACGCCACCGACGAGGTCGCTGCCAACGCCACCAACTACGGCCCGGTCGGCACCACGCTGGCCCTGATCGAAGCGTCGCAGCGGTTCTATTCTTCGATCCACAAGCGCCTTCACCAGTCGCAGGGCGAGTTCCTCAAGCTCATCGGCGAACTCAACTTCGAGAACCTGCCCGACCTCGTCAACTTCGTGGTCGGCTCCGAGAACGCCTACGTCCAGCGCAACGACTTCGATCCGGCGGCCGTGGACGTCATCCCGGCATCCGACCCCAATGCCCTCACCGAGTCGCAGCGGGTGGCCCGGGCTCAGATCGAACTCAACATGGCGGCCCAGTTCCCGCAACTCCATGACATGCGCGAGGCGCTGCGGCGCTTCTACGCGGCCATGGGTACCGAGAACGTGGACAAGCTCCTCGTCAACCCCGAGGCCCAAGCCATCAGCGCCGACCCGCTGACCGAGGTGCAGGCCGCCATGGCCGGCAAGCCCATCAAGGCCCAGCTTGGCCAGAACCACGCGGCTCACATTGCTGTGAAGGAAGCGTTCCTCAAGACGCCGCAGATGCAGGGCGCCAACGACCCGACCATCGCCATCGGCCTCCAGCTTCTGAATGCCAACATCGCCGAACACAAGGTGCTGATGTTTGTGGCACAGGCCGCTCTGCTGGCCCAGCAGATGGGCATGCCCATCGAAGACCCGAACGTGCAGGCCCAAGTCGCCACGCAGATGCTGATGATCTCGGCGGCGTCCGGCATGGGTGGCGCGGGTCCGTCCGTTGAGCAGCAGATGGTTGCCCTCAACCAGCAGGAGCTTCAGCTTTCGGCGGCACGCATCCAGTCGCAGGATGTCCGCGAGGCAGCCAAGATCGCACTCAAGAACCGCGAGCTTGACCTCAAGGAAACCAGCATGTTGCTCGACGCGGAGAACAAGCAGAAGCAGGCCCAGATTTCGGCTTCTTCGAAAATACTTGACAACTCCGCCAAACTGGCGGATATTCAAGCCAAACAGCTTGCAGAACGGGCAAACGCGGCTATCTAATGAGATTACTATCTGAGTATGTAGCAGAGGTTCAGAAGCGTGTCGAGCGGGAAAGAGACTTTCTTTCCCGTGGCGGCGCCAAGACCTACGAAGAGTATGCCCGTGCCTGCGGCGTTATTGCCGGCCTCAACCAAGCCGTGCAACTGCTCTACGATCTCGTAGAGACCAAGCCAGCAGAAGAAAGGAACTAATGCTTACCGCCCGCGTGCCCCTCGACGGGGCAATCACGAACGACCAGTGGATGACACAGGACGAAATTCCTGACCCGTCTCCGCTGCCTAGGATTCCTGGCGTAGGGATTCTTGTCCGGCCCGTGCCCATTCGGCGTAAGTCGGCAGGAGGCATCCTGCTCCCGGATACTTTCCGCGAGGACCGTGAGTACCTGAACACGGTTGGTCGCGTTCTGGCCATTGGCGAACTCGCCTTCAAGGACGAGGAAATTTACAAGACTGGCGCGTGGGTCAAGCCCGGCGACTTCATCGTCTATGCCAAGTTGGTCGGCCAGAAGATCTGGTGGAAGGGCGTCAAGCTCCTTCTCATCAAGCCCTCCAACATCGAACTCGTCGTCGAAAAGCCCGAGTACCTCGACGCCAACTTCAAGGAATAATTTCCTATGTCCGAATCAGGTTACAAAGAGATTGACCTAGACAATCCGTCTGGGCAAGCGGGCGCCGTCGACGACATCGAAATTGTCATGGACGGCGTGCCCGAACAAGAAGCCGCCGTCTCGGTCGTCGCTGCCGAGCCGCCCCCGCCCCCACAAGAGGCCGAGTCAGCCGACGACGATGCCGACGATGACGGCAGTCCCACCGAGGCCGGTTCCGCCGACCGCAAGAAGCTGACCCGCAGCCGACGTCTGAAGGCCCAGCGAGATGCTTATGCCAAACAACTGGCCGAGACGCAAGCTCGGCTAGACGAGGCAGAAGCCCGCGCCAAGCGGTACGAGAACGATGCCAACGAGGGCGCAGCCATTGGCTTCGACCTGTACATCCAGAACCTCGACGCAGGCATGAAGACGCTGCGCGCCGAGTTCGATGCGGCCTTCGAGTCCGGCGACCGGTCTCGCATCTTCGAGGTCCAGCAGCAACTAGCTTCTCTGGCAGCCAAGAAGGCGCAGGCTGAAAAGGATAGGGGCAGCATCCCTACCAAGACGGCGCCCCAATCTGGACAGGAAGCGCCGCAGCAGACCCAGCAGACACGATCTACCGCGCCTGAACCGGCGGCGAAGCGTGCCCAGCCGCCCGGCCTGACCGAGTGGTATGACCGCAATAAGGACTGGTTCAACAAGGACGCCGTTATGACGGCCGCTGCCAAGGTCATCGACCAGCAGATGGTGGGCGAAGGCTACCTGCCTACTGACCCTGACTACTTCGACGTCCTCGACCAGCGCCTGAAGCGGGAGTTCCCGACCAAGTTGGGCGGCAAACAGGCAGCAGCCCCTGCGACTCCGGCCCGTCAGCCATCCAACCCGACCATCCAGAACCGGTCGACCCCGGCCCCCGCTTCCGGCAAGATTCGAGTTGTACTTACTGAGGCTGACCGTCAGATGGCCCGTCAACTTGGTATTACTGTCGAACAGTATGCCCGCGAGAAGGCCAAGACTGAAAAGGCTCAGTCCACCGCAAATCAATATACGGAGATTCTGTAATGCCCCGCATGAAGGCCGCGCCGGCCTCCGACAACTCTATTGACGATCCACTTGAAATTTCTCTGGAAAGCGAGTATACTCCTCCCAATGCGCTAGAAATCCCTCCCATGTCGGATACCGACCAGTACGTTTATCGCTGGATTCGGTTTCGGGCAGGCAGGGAAGAAGACTATAACAACGTCTCGGCGCGACTTCGAGAGGGTTGGGCATTCGTTCCACTGGAAGAAGTTCCTGACGGATACGTTTTCCCCGGTCTCGAAAGCAAGATTTCTGCGTTGGCGGGTGCAGCCATCAACGGGGACCTCGTCCTCGCAAAGCTACCTCGACGGAAAGCGGAAGCCATCCAAAAGTGGGCCGAAGATCGGGCCATCAAAGCGGAGCAGGCTTTCGATCTGAAGACGATCAGCTATGAGGACGGCGGCCGGCAGGTGCAGTTTGCTAACGAAGGTTCCAAGCGTTTTTCCCGGGGGCGACGACCCTCGTTTGGATAACAGATAGAAGGAGGATAGAAGGTGCCCGTTTCTTTTGCACCGTTCGGTCTTCGCGCCATTGCTGCTCTCGGCACGCATGGCAACGAAGTCCGCGCTTATCCGCTTCCCAACGGCGCGGCTTGCCCTGACCTCGGTAAGGGCTCGCCGGTCAAGCTGTCGGGTGGCGTTATTGTTTCGGCTGGCACGGGCGGCGATGGCCCCCTGCTGGGCGTTGCTGCTGGCTTTGCGTGGGTGGATGCCATTAACGGCCCCCAGCTTCGCAACTCCATTCCGGCTGATACGTCTTCGGCTGGCCTGCTCGACGGTTCCAACCGCCCGACGGCCTACGTCGTGGACAACCCGTTTGCGACGTTCCTGATCCAGGCGAATGCCTCGGTGACGGCTGGCGATCTGGGCCTTAACTTCAACGTGACGGCTGCTGGCGGTGACGTGGATGCCGTGTACGGCGTCTCGCGCTACGCGCTTCAGGCGTCTTCCCGCACCTCTGCCGTTAATACGGCGGTGAAGCTTGTGGGTCTGGCCAACATTCCTGACAACGCTTGGGGCGATCCGTTCCCGGTGCTGGTCGTGAAGCTGAACGGCCCGCTCCTCCAGCAGGTCTCGGCGGCCTAATAGGAGGATATAGACAATGACTATTCTGACTCGCGCTCAATTTGCGAAGCAGCTTGTCCCCGGCCTCAACGCCATCTTCGGCACGGCCTACAAGAGCATCGACAATGAGCATACTCCGCTGTTCGACGTCGAGCGTTCTGACCGCTCGTTCGAAGAAGAAGTGCTGATGACGGGCTTCGGTACGGCCCCGGTCAAGTCTGAAGGCGATCAGGTGTTCTTCGACACCGCGTCTGAAGCTTGGACGAGCCGCTACACCCACGAAACCGTGGCGATGGCGTTTGCCATCACGGAAGAGGCCATCGAGGACAACCTCTACGGCACGACCGGTAAGATGAAGGCGAATGCCATGGGCCGCGCGATGGCGAATGCCAAGCAGGTCAAGGCCGCCAACGTCTACAACAACGGCTTCTCCACTAGCTCGCTCTACGCTGGCGGCGACGGCAAGCCGCTGTTTGCGACTGACCACCCGACCCTCGCG